AACTCCACCTACGACTTCATGTCGAAGTTGGCGGACAGCCGCGGGTGTGTGTTGCGGTTCGACGAGTTCGGCCAGCTGAACATTGATGTGCGGGACCCGGACCCGGGTTCGGCGCCGGTCTATTCGATCGCGCCGGGACAAACCGGAAACCTGATCAAAGCCAGCCGGAAGACCACCCGCGACGGCTACTACAACATCGTTGTCGCCTACGGCTCCGATCCGGCCGCCCCGACCGGCTACCGGTTGGCGTACAACAACGACCCGAACAGCCCGCTGCGGTGGGACTCCCAGTACGGCGCCGCCGCCCGCTACTACGCCTCCCCGCTGCTGCGTACCCCGCAGCAGGCCGCGGACGCCGCCGCGGCGGTGCTGTCCCACTACACCGGTTTGCCCACCACCTTGGGCTTGTGGACGGTGCCGAACCCGGCGCTCCGACCGTTGGACGCGATCCAGGCGAAGATCACCGGTCTGGCTGAGACCCACATCGTCGACACCGTCACCATCCCGCTCGCGATCGCCGGCGCCGGACCGGTGGAGATCGCCACCCGCACCCTGAACGAGGTGTTGATCCCGGAGACGGTCGACGGCACCAGCAGCGGCGGCTCCGACACCGGCACCGACCAGCCCACCCCGGCGCAGATCGCGCAGGAGAAAGCGTTCGAGCTCACCTCCACGGCAGAAAACAGCACTGTGCAGTGGTGGAACCAGTTCTCCTACCTCGAAGACATCGGCGACGGCCGCGGCTACACCTGCGGCATCGCCGGGTTCACCTCCGCCACCGGCGACCTGCTCGAGGTCGTACAAAGCTACGCCTCCACCAAACCGGGCAACGTCCTGGCGCCGTTCATCCCCGGCCTGACCACCTGCGCCAACGCAGGCATGGGCGGCACCGCGTCCACCCTGGCCAACACGAACCTGGGCACCCCGTTCAAAACCGCGTGGGCCACCGCTGCCGCGGACACCGTGTTCCAGACGGTGCAGATCAACTACCGCAACCAGGTGTACTGGACGCCGGCGTTCAACATCGCAGTCGGCGACGCACTGTCCAACCTCGGTTTGGCCATCTACTACGACACCTCGATCAACCACGGCATGGGGTCGCCGGACGAGAACGACGGCAGCTTCGACGACATCTACGCGGCCGCCGACGTGAACGCGAACCAGGCCGCCCGCCTCATCCTGATCCGCATCCGCTCGGGGCAGACCATCCTTGAGGACTGGACGTGGCCGGGCGCACCAGCGGTGGTGGGCACCTACAACGACACCCTGCAAACGGCATGGACCGGGGCCGGGTCCCCGGACGCGGCGACCTGGCTGGAGCAGTACTGGCTGACCGCGTTCCTCGCCGCCCGCGGCGCGGTGCTCACCGCGTGGGGTGACAACCCGTCCGACGGCCGCATCCACATGTTCACCGTGCTGATGGCCACCGGGAACATGACCCTGACCACCCCTTTTACGTGGTCGGTGTACGGCGACACCTACACCATGTCGACCGACCAGTTCCCCTACGGCTGGGTCGGCGGCAACTCGGGTGGTGGGTCGGTCACCTTCCCCAACCCCGGGGTGGCGCACAACATCGGCTCCGCCCCGGGCCAGAACTCGTTCAACCTGGGGGTGGGGTTCGACGGCGACCCGACGTTCGGCACCACCCACCACGACTTCTCCCGCGACGAGATCGCCGCCGGGCTGATTGTGCCCGGCTACTACGAGCTCAACCCGGCCGGTGAAGTTGTGATGACCGCCCACCCCGGCGGCGGCAAGACCAGCAGCAAAACCTCATATTCGCGGGTGGAGTACCGCGAACTCGAGCGGGACGGCACCACCAAGATGGCGTTCAACCCGTCCGTGGGACGCCACTACATCAAGGGCCGGTCCGAGGTCAACGCCCTGTCGGCGAAGAAGCCGCAGGTTGTGCTGGCGCAGATGCACAACAGCAGCGACGACACCGCCATGGTGTACATCAACAACCAGACGCAGGTGTTGGCGAAGGTCAACGGCACCAGCATCGGCACGTTGGGCACGCACACGGTTGGCGGCGCCCTCCACGACTGGATGATCGAACTCGTCGATGGGACGATCAACTTTTATTGGGACGACCTGACCACCGTCAAACTGTCCTCGACCGCGTTCAAAAACGTCACCGCAGGCCAGTACTTCAAATCCGGCAGCTACATGCAGTGGAACCTGTCCAATGGGGACGCCACGCTGTGCCCGGTCCGGCTCGTCGGCCTCGAGCACTGGCACAGCGTCACCCCCAAGTCGCCAACGCCGTGGCCGCAGCCCGCCCGCCCCGCCAGCACCACCGGCGGCACCACCGGCGGCACCGGCGGCGGAACCGGAACCGGCAGCGGCGGCTTCGCCGCGCGCCTGTTCGTGGCCACCACCGGCAGTGACGGCAACAGTGGCCTGTCCAAGACCCTGGCCAAGGCCACCATCGCCGGGGCGTTGGCCGCGGCGAACCCGGGTGACACCATCAGCGTCGGCGCGGGCACCTACACCGGCAACATCACCATCGGCGCCGGCGGCACCTCAGGCGGCGGCTACATCACCATCCGGTCGGAAACGCCGCGGGCGGCGATCATCTCCGGTACCGGATCCGGTAGCCAGTCCGCTGTGCAGATCAACGCCGGCTACATCCGGCTACAGGATCTGACCATCACCGGCACCTCCAGTTCCGGGGTGCGGTACGGCGTCGACGTCGAAGCCAGCAACGTCGAAGTCAAAAACTGTCACATCTACCAAATCTGCCAGTTCCGCACCGAAGGAACCTCGTTCCAAGGCGGCGCCGGGATCAACTTCGACCAGCCGTCCTACAGCAACATCTCCATCGACGGCAACGAAATCCACGACATCGGCCCCGGTGTCGGCGTCGAACAACTCGTGCACGGCATCTACTGCGGTGTCGCCGGAACCAACTTCCGCATCACCAACAACCTCATCTACGACTGCGAAGACTTCGGCGTCCACGAATACCCCACCAGCAGCGCATCCGGCATCGAGGTCGTCAACAACACCATCTCCGGGTGCGGCCGCGGCATCCTCCAAGGCAAAAACGGTGTCGTCCGCAACAACATCGTCTACAACTGCCAATCCTCCAACTACGACATCCGCGAAACCGGGAACACCGTCTCCAACAACTTCTCCGGAGGCGGCGGCAACACCACCGGCATCACCGGCGTCGCCGCCGGGGTGGACGTCAAGTTCAACAACATCACCGGACTCGACTTCCGCCTCCAACCCACCTCACCAGCGCTCAACGCAGGCACCGCCACCAGCGCCCCGCCCCGGGACATCGTCGGCACCCTCCGCCCACAAGGCTCCGGCATCGACGCAGGCTGCTACGAAATGCCCATCGGATCCACCACCACCGGCGGCACCACCACCGGCGGCGGATCGACCGGGACCGGATCCACCGGTGGCGCCTCCAACGCCGACGATGGTGTTGAGGCCGCGAAGCTGCTCGGCTGGGGCGCTGTCATCGACGGCGACGAATTTAGCTATTCGGGTGCGCCAAATTCGCGCTGGGAAATGTACGACGGTCCTGGACATGACGGAAACGGGATTCGCACACCGTCTGCGTACAGTGTCGCCAACGGGATTTTGACCTGCACCGGCACCGCTGGTGGCGCCACCGGCGGCATGGCGTTCGGTGGACGCTCATCAAAGTTTTGGCGTGTGGAGTGGCGGGTCCGGACCTACTCGATCAATCCCAAGGGCTCTGGGCATCGCTACCACGCCGTGCTAATTCTGTGGCCGGATTCGGATCAATGGCCGCAGGGCGGTGAGGACGATTTCTACGAGGTAGATTGCGAGGACGGCGCATTTACTGCGTACATCCACGTACCCGGAAACGACGGATCGAACCAGTATGCCTACGAAAAGATTCGGTCGCTGGACCTGGAAAACTGGCACAACATTGCGTTCGAGCGGGCTAAGACCGGTGTGACCTGCTGGATCGATGGCCAGCAGGCGTTCAAGATTACCGATTCAAAGGTCCAAGTGCCCGGCCCACTTCATATCACCACACAGCTTGACAATTTCTTCGGAAGTGGTATGGAACCGGCCAAAATGGAACATCAATGGGTGAGGATCTACAATCCGCCTGCGTAGTCCCGCATGATGTGGGCGTAGCGTCGATGGGCTTCCTCCTGCCAGGTCTCGCCTCGACACCGTTGGAAGCCGTCACGTCCGCGGTTGTAACGGGTCCGTTCGCGCCCTTGTTGTCGCAGCCGCTCGTCGTGCAGAGCGTTGGCTAGCGACAATTTGCAGGCCAAGCAATTGCGCCCGGCGCTGGACGCGACGAGGTTGGGTGCGACGAGCAGGTGGCCGAGCTCGTCGCGCTTTTTTCGGGCCTGGACGTGGTTACCGTTCTCCACGTTGTCGTCGGAGTTCTCTGAGTACGTGCCCCAGCGTAGGTTCTCGATGTGGTTGTGGGCGGGGTCATCGTCCTCGTGCAGGCCGTTCGGCTTGTCGGGCGGCGGTTCCCCCTTGAAGGCTCTTAGGACGAGCCGGTGGACCTTGACAGCCGTGAGGTTCCCGCGCCCGTCCGCGAGTTGGACGCTCCGGTATCCGTGGGGCTTGACGACGCTGAGCTTTAGCATCCGCCCCTTCCGCAGGGTGCGGGTGCCGAACCGGTTGCCGCAGTATGCGTCGAGGCTGCGGACGCGGCCGTGAGAGCTGACCTCGTAGCGGTCTTCGTAGCCGGGGACCGGTCGCCACTCCTCGGGGGTGGTCACAGCAACTCCCGATGGAGCTTGGTGAGACTGATCTCGCCGTCGACGTAGGCCCAGAAGGCGGTTGTGCAACCTTCCTCACCTGCGACGAAGCGGGAGTTGAGCAGTACGTCGATCGCCGTGTTCCAGCGCTCCTCGCTGGCGCGCCGGTCGTGCGCACTCCGGCGAACATCACACGCTCGGTCGTTTCGACACTCCCACGTGTCGTTGTCTCCGCCAGCCGGGAAGTAGCTGCGCTTGCTTGTGCCGATCCGGTGACAAATGCGGCATTCATAGAACTTCAACGGGTTCATGCCTTGCACTGTACCTCACTCTAGATACTTGTCCAAGAGGAGGTGCGGCGTATGTCCGCTGAGCTGTCCCGCCTGTTCCAGCCCCCCACCGTCGGTGTTGGCCTGCCGTTGCTGATGCAGGGCACCTGTACCGCCTGGGATCCGGCCACCTCCCGTTCGACGGTGGTGGTGGGTGGGGTGGCGACCTACACGAACGCCCCCATCTTGAACGGTGCTTTGGCGACGATGGGTGTCGGCGCTGTTCTGGTGATTTTTTCGACTGCCGGGCCGATCATTTTGGGCCGTCTCACCATCCCTGTCTGACCTGAGGAGTTTCGAAATTGGCTGACACGGGTGGGCTGTTCAGTCTGCGCTACCAAACTTTGGCGGACGCCCCGGACGGCGCCGGTTTGGGTGAGCATTTGGCGACGGACACGGCGGGTTGGTTGTCGCGGAAGTATCCGGTGGCCAACGCCGCGGCTCGGGTCGCGTTGTCTGGGCTGGGTACCGGGTTTCAGGTTATCCAGGCCGATGATGACTCGGAGTGGACGTGGAACGGGTCGGCGTGGCAGGCCGTGTCCGCCGGCACTGGGGGTGGTGGGGGCGGCGGCGGCGGGTCGGGCCTGTTCATCGAGGGCCAGTACCGGGCGGCCGGGAATCAGTCGATCCCGAACGGCACGGACACGGTGGTCGGGTTCGGCACCACCGAAACGGCGTCGGCGGCGGTCACGAGGGCCACGTCAGGAACGGGCCACAAGTTCACTTTGGCCAACACCGCCACGTACGCGATCACGGCGGTGGTCCGGTTCGCTGCCGGTACGGCGGGGTCGCGGTTCATCGAGTTGCGGGACGCGGCGCAAACCACCGGCTATGTCGCGTCTGGTGGGCAGGGTGGGCCTGCGGCGGCGACCCGCACGTTCTCGCTGACGAAGGGGTTCACGGCGGGCACCGAGCTCGTGGTGATTGCGGCCCAGTCGTCTGGGGGGGCGCTGTCCACGGACTATCAGGGCACCTCGCCGACCGTGTACCGGGTGCGTTTGACTATCGTGCAGTTGGGCTGATGTTTACGCAGGTCACGGTCACCCGCGACTACGACTTCGCCGACGGCGCCGACCCGTCTGGCACGGTGTCGTTCACGTTGTCGGAGTGGCTGGTGAACGGGGTGACCGTGCCCGCTGCGGCGGTGACGACTGCGTTGGATGTGGATGGCCGGATCAGTGTGGTGTTGTTCGCGAACACCGACCCGGCCACCGACCCGGCCGGCAGCTACTACGTGGTGCGGGAAGACATCGCCGGTCAGCCTCGCCGCACCTACCGGATGATCGTCCCGCACGATGTGGGATCGCCCCTGGACCTGTCCGCCCTGGCCGGAGCCTACCCATCGGTTCTTACCGTTACGGGCGGCTACGGCGGCGGCGGCTACGGCACCACCGGATACGGAGACTGACCCTTGCCTGTCACTGAGCCCTCTCTCGGCGCCACCGGCTGGAACACGTGGGGCCACGACGTCACCACCATCGTCAACACTGTGGAGACGGCGGATGCGCGGCTGGACGCGCTCGAGGCCGGCGCGGTCGGTGCGGTCACGTCGGTGACGGCGGCGAACGCCACAGTCACCGTTGGGGGTACCGGTACTGCGCCCACGGTAGCGGTGGGCACGATCGCCGAATCGCAGGTCACTAACCTGGTCACCGACCTGGCCGCGAAGTTGGTGAAAGCCTCCAATCTGTCCGACTTGGCCAATACGGCGACGGCGCGCACCAACCTCGGGTTGGCCCCGATCGCGGCGTCGGGGTCGGCGACGAACCTATCCACCGGGACGGTGCCGACCGCCCGGTTGGGGTCGGGGGTCGCGTCCAGCACCACGTTCCTGCGGGGTGACCAAACGTGGGCCACCCCGCCCAGCGGCGGCGGCACCGGATGGTCGGTGTTCGTCAACGACGTGGGCGGGTTGGGTGACGGCACCACAGACGAGACGACCACCCTGCAGGGCATCATCAACGCCAACGCCGGGAAGGTTCTGTCGTTTAACCCGACCGGGGTGTATCTGGTGCAGCAACTGCTGCTGCCCTCCAACACTCATCTCGAACTGAACGGTTGCACGATCCGGCGGATCATCAACACCACCGGCGCCACGAACGGTGCCACGATCCGCAACACCAACCAGGGCCCGACCAGCACCGACGTCAACATCACCGTGCGGGGCGGCACCATCGATGCCCGCAACGACTCGTCGGGGCGTCCCTGGAGCCTGAACGGGGTCACCGGGCTGCGGGTGCAGGACATGACGATCGCCCGGGGGGCGGCGATCTTCGCGGACTGGATGTTCCACTTCGAGAACTGCACCACTGTCAGGGTGGACAACTGTCGGGTGACCGGTGGCACCGAGGTCGGTGAGGACGGCTGCCACATCAAGTCGACCACCGACATGGTGGTGACCAACTGCATCTTCGAGGCCGGGGATGACGCCCTGGTGTTGGTGCACGAGTTCGACCAGGTCCGCCCGATCAAGGACATCACGATCTCGAACTGTGTGCTGGCCTCCCAGAGCGCGAACGCGCTGAAGATCGCCGTGCATGCCGACGAAACCATGGCGATCGAGAACGTGACGATCTCCAACATCGCGATCCGGCCGCCCGCCACGACTCCGGCCGGGAACTGCGTCACCATCGAGGACATCACCGACACCGGGCTGCTGCGTCGGGTCTCCGTGTCGGATGTGGTGATCGACGCGACCGGGTATCCGGGAAACGCGGTCACCATCCTGAACGTGGTCGACTCCGAGTTCTCCAACTGGCGCATCTACGGGGCGTCGGATCGGTCGATCATCGTGACCAAGGGTCAGCGGCTCAAGTTCACCGACATCGTCTGTGACACCCCGAACGGGGCCACCGGCAACCCACATTGGTACCTCACCGGCGGATGTGTCGACATCCAGCACATCGGCTGCGTCGTCAAGGCCGCCTCCATCCAGGGCTGGGTCATAGACACCACCGGCACCCGCGACATCAGCTTTGTCGGCTGCCAGGCCCTCACCAACACCCAACAGGCGTGGAACATCACCTACGCCGCACGCGTGTCACTGGTCGGCTGCACCGTCCGCGGCGGCTCCGCCCCGATCATCTGCGACGCCACCCACCCGCCCACCGACCTCAAAGTGGTGGGCTGCAACTTCTCCGGCTACTCGGGTGGTGCGGTCATCACGAACCCGCCCACCACGTTCGAGTACGTCGGCAACACCGACGACCAGGCCCGCGGCAACCAACTGTCGAACACCAAGCTCGGGTTTTTCGGCACCACCCCGGCGGCGAAACCCACCGTCACCGGCGCGAAGGGCGGCAACGCGGCATTGACATCGCTGTGCACCCAACTGGCGGCGCTGGGTTTGATCACCGACACCACCAGCTGACCCCGGCCTTTTGTCCACGCTTCCGTTCCTGAACTGAGAGGGAGTCGTGGCCTTCACCACTGTGACCGTCACCCGCGACTACGACCTGGCCGACGGCACCGACCCCACCGGCTCCGTCACGTTCACCCCCACCACCCCGATGGTGAATGGGGCGACGGTGGTCGCGGCCCCGGTGGCTGCCCGCCTCGACGTGGACGGGCAGCTGTCGATCCAACTGGCCGCGAACACCGACCCGGCGACCATCCCCACCGGCAGCTACTACCTGGTCAAAGAGGCCATCGCCGGGGTTGCGCGGTCCTACTACGTGCAGATCCGCCACGACCTCGGGTCCACGATCGACCTGTCCACCCTGGACACGATCACCTCGGTGACCGCCCCAGACTCGGTCACGCTGGCCACCTTGTTGGCCGCGAAGCAGCCGCTGTCCACGATGCTCACCCGCATCGCCGCCGCACCGATCACGGTCACCTACGCCGCCTCCATCACCCTCGATGCGTCGACCAGCTGCGTGTTCCGGGTGATCGCCACCGGCGACCTCACCCTGGCTGACCTCACCAACGGCGTCGATGGGCAGCAGGTGAGCTTCGAAGTGCTGGCCTCCGGCGGTACCCGCACCCTGACGATCACCGGAGGTGAGGTGGTCGCGATCAGTTCCGGCCAATGGTGGCGTGGCGCCTTTCGCTACAACGCGGCCATCACCACCTGGCTGCTCGCCTGACCCCCTAGGGAGCCCGCATGTCCATCGTCCGCGCCTTCGGCACCTCCGGAGTAGCGCCGGAGACGTACAACGTGGCCGCATTCGGGGCACACGCCGACGGGGTCACCGACGTCACGTCCGCTATCCACGCCGCCCGAGACGCAGCCGGCGTTTCCGGGCGCCTCTACTTCCCTCCGGGCAACTACATCGCTGCGGCAGTTACAGCCAACGTAGCCCAACAGACGTGGTCATTCGCCCCCGGCGCGACGCTGACCTGCAAGGCGGGCACTGGGTCGTCGTCCTGGCTCCTCCGCCTCGGTGCGGCCGGAGTCACCGTTGAGGGTGGCGTGTTCGACGGCCAGAACATCGCCGCGGGGGCGATGGACAGCATGTTCCAGATGACAGTGGCAGGGTGCACGGTGCGCCGCGCGACGGTGATCAACGCCCCGGGTTACGGCATCAGGTCCGTCAACGTCGGGAACGTGCGGATCGCAGACTGCACGATCACAAACTCGGCCTACGAAGCCATCTGGTGCGCCAACAACACAGGCTCCCCGTCTGACCTGTACGAGTTCCACATCACCGGGAACGTGATCGACAACAGCGCCGGGCCGACCACGACCAGCGGTATCGGAGTCCATGGCTACTCGACCGGGCGGTGGTTGCACCGAGTGGTCGTGTCGGGGAACAACGTGCGCGTGCTCCGATCGCCGACCAACCCCAACCTCGGGATCATCGGCCTGGTCAACTGCACCGACTTCACGATGGTCAATAACGTCGGCGACGGAAGCAAGATCGCGATCAGCGTCCCGTACGCGCAGAACGGTGTCATCGCCGGGAACACGATGCGGGGATTCTCGCAGTACGGCATCGAGGTGCCGGGCGGTTCGGACTCCGTCACTGTCAGTGGCAACACCGTCGACGGCGACGGGCTGGGTACTGACGGCGTCAATGTCAACGGATCCTCCACCGACGTGTCGATCACCGGCAACGCGATCCGAGGCGTCAGCGCCAACGGGGTCGCCGTCTCGGGAACCGCTGGGCAAACCACCGTCTCCGGGAACCAGATCCAGATATCCACAGCCGCAGGCACCGGCATCCTGTTCTCGCCCGGCAGTAAGGCCACGGCCAGCGGAAACCAGATCAACCTCACGGCTGCTGCGAACGGCATCACCGCGAACAACTCCGCAAAGGCAACCGTCTCCAACAACGCGGTCTACGGCAACGCTGCGGGGCTGCGTGGGGTTTACGTCCTTGGTGGCTCCGATGCGACGATCATCGGCAACCAGGTGTATGGCACGGTCACCGGGGCGATCACGCTGGACAACACCAGCGGCGCCGGCGCGATCACCAACTTGCTGTGCACTGAGAACGCGCTGACGCCGTCGTCCGGTTCCGGGATCCTCAAGCTCGGCGCGTTCGGCACGAATGTCCGATTGCATGACAACGGTCAGTCGGGGGAACTCACCTCGGCCTCGATCCGCCAGCGCGACACCATCGTGCTCATCGGCACCAGCATCACCGCGCAGAACAACAGCGTGCCCGCCGTCACCGGAGGCGCCGGGCTGACAGCTTTCACCGGTGTCGATACCGCCAGCAGCCTGTACCTGTGGGATGCAGTCGGCTTCTGGCATTGGGCCAACTACATGCTCGGCCAGCGGTTCCTCCTGATCGCCGACAAGGGCACCGGCGGCGACACCACGACCGGGATGCTCGCCCGTTTCGCCGCGGACGTGGTCGCGTTGGCACCGGCCTGGGTGCTCATCGAACCAGGCCCCAACGACATCGGCGGCTCGATCACGGCAGCGACCACGATCTCCAACCTCACCGCCATGATCAACCAGGCTCATGCGTTCGGTATCCGGCCCATCGTCACCACCGTCGCCCCCAACGGCACCTGGAACACCGCCCAGAAACAGGTCATGTCCCAGGTCAACCGGTGGCTCCTGCAAGAGGCGCGGGCCTTGTTCCCCGGCCTGGTCGTGATCAACTGGACCGCGGCCACCATCGACCCCACCAACGGTGGCCCGAACACCGGCCTGTTCCGCAACGACGGCGGCGCTTACATCCACCCGCTCAACGTCGGCGCCGCCACCATGGGCAAAGTCCTCGCGACCGCCCTCACCGCCCACCTACCTGCGGTCGACCGGCTGCCCTGGGATCCAGGCGACCCCTACAACCTGGTCACGAACGCGTTCAACGGGGGCGGCACCACCACCGCCACCGGCATCACGATCGACCAGGTCGCGGGCGGCGCGATCACCGGAACCCCGTCAAAGGTGCTGCGCACCGACGGCATCGCAGGCTGGTGGCAGCAGGTCACCATCACCGCCAACACCGTACGGATGCGCTGGGACAACACCGACACCACGGCCTGGACCGCAGGCACCGACAGTGTCTACGGCTTGATCGAGATACAGACCGACAACGACTGGGTCACGGTCAAAAACTTCAACGCCAGCCTCGAGTTCATCGACACGGGCGGCACGACCCTGTCGCAAGCTCAAGCGTTATCCGCGCGGTCGGGGGATGGCGACATCGGCTACAACCCCGGCAACGGCGTGTTCTTCATCCCGCCCACCCCGATCCCGGCCACCACCACCCGGCTACGCAGCCGGGTCAACCTCAACCTCGTCTCCAACGCCGGGAACGCGACCTTCCGGGTCGGCCGCAGGCTGCTGCGCAAGGTGGGGACTTAACCGCTCCCAGGCTGCACTTCACTTGAATAGAACGGACCCTCGAAGATGCCGTTGACTATCCCGCCCGTTGTTGACGTGAACCAGCTCACCTCAGGCGAAGCTGTCGTCGACCGGTTGCGCGGCGCTCATGACACGATCGGCGCGGTCGGGACGGGCACCTTGCTGCTCACTTATTTCACTGCGCAGAAAACTGAGGTCATTTCGCAGGTCCGCATGTACACCTCGAGCACCCCGGCGGCCGCGACGCCGACGTTGTGCCGGATCGGGGTGTGGTCGGCCAACGCGGCAGGTGACCTGGGTGCGCTGCTGGCGTCCACCCCGAACGACACAACTCTGTTCGCAGCAGCCAACACCGCCTACCTGAAGTCATTCTCTGCATCGTTCACCAAGGCGATCGGTACCCGCTATGCCTGTGGGGTACTGGTCGTGTCCGGGGCGGCGATGCCGCAGTACATCGGCTGGTCGACGGTCGCTGCTGCAACCAGCAAGTTGGAGGACTCACCGCGAGTGTGCGCCACCATCGGCGCCCAGTCCGATCTACCGTCTACGGCAACTGCGGCGTCGATGACGGCGACCACGCGTGTCACGCAGTTTGTTCTGCTGCCCTGACCGCAGTTCGGGTACGTGCAGTTAGTTTGAGGAGTGTCATGTCTGAGCCCACCCTGGCCGACCTTTCTGCACGCCTGGCCGACCTTGCTGCGCGGGTGACCCGCACCGAAACCACCCTCGGCCTGCCCCCCATCATTCCCGCCCCGGGACCGGTGGCGCAGGTCCCGGCCGCGCCGACCGGGCTGCGTGTCACCACCCTGTCTGATGGAAGGCTGCAACTGGACTGGGCCGCAGCGATCGACGCGGTGTCGTGGGATGTGTTGGACCTGCTCGACACCGTGACGCCGGTCAAGGAGACGGTGACGGTGCCACGCTCGATCCGGTCCCCGTTGAAGGCGGGGTCGCGGCGCCGGTACGCGGTCCGGGCCCGTAACGCGGCCGGGTTGTCGCCGCTGTCGGTGGCGCTCGACGTTCCCGCCCCAGCCCCCGCCCCGACCCCTGCGCCGTCGTCGGGGTTGGACCTGTCGGTCTGGTACCTCACCCTGCCCACCGGCACCCAAGGCAGCCCAGACACCGTCCACATGCCGCAGCTCGCCAACTACTCGAGCAAGTACTTCCAACCCGGGCCGGACGGCATCGTGTGCCGGGTATGGCACGGCGGGGTCACCACCTCGGGGTCGGCGAACCCGCGTTCCGAGCTCCGCGAATGCAACGCGGACGGCTCCCATGCGTCGTGGTCGACTACGGCGGGCCACCACACTCTGGAAGTGGTGGGGCAGGTCAACCGGCTCACCAAAGTCCGGCCCTACACGGTGATCGGGCAGATCCATGATGCTGTCGACGACGTCACCGTGTTCCGGGTTGAAGCCGACAAACTGTGGATCACCAACGGGGACACCCCCCACGGCTACCTCCTCGACGACCAATTCACGCTCGGCAAGCCGTACAGCATCGGGTTCGACGTCGCCGACGGCGTCATCGGCTACCGCTACAACGGCACAGTCGTGCCGTACACGCTGAAAGCGGCCACCACCGGCAACTACTTCAAAGCCGGGAACTACCTCCAGTCCAACCCCGTCACTGCGCCGACAGAGTCGACCAGCGAGTACGCCGAGGTCGTCCTGCACTCCGTGCGCGTCACCCACACCGCATGACCGAAATCGGGCGGCACCCCCAACGCCTGGACCTCACCGTCCACGCCGGCGACCCCATCGACGTCGGCATCCCCGTCTACGACACCACCGGCACAGCGGTCACCCTGTCGGGTTGGACCGCGGCCGCGCACGCCCTGGACGTGAACGGTGTCGTGCTGTGGGACTTCGCCCCAGCGATCGTCGCGAACGAAATCCGGGTAACCGCCACCTCCGCCCAAACCGGAGCTTGGGCCTGGTCAAACTACGCGGTCCGGTTCGTGGTGACGGCCACCCCGGCGGCGGGGGCGCCGCAGCCGGTCACCATCGGCTGGATCCGCTTCTACCCTCGCTGAGAGGAAGTGACTTAAATTGGCGGAGATCATCGCCGATGAGGGCTTGGACTACATCATCGGCTTGCTGCTGAAAAACAGCCCGGCCACACCACCCGCAACACTGTACGTCGGCCTGTTCACCGGCGGGACAGCCACCACCGTCCCCACCAACGCTGCCACATTGGCGGCGATGACGGGCACATTCGTGGAGGCCGCGTTCGCCGGGTACGCCCGCCAACCCATCGCCGCCGCGAACTGGGCCGCCCTGAGCGTGCAGTCCGGCGGCCGGGGTTCGGTCGGGCCGCAGGTCACCTTCACTGCTACTGGATCGTCGGCCACCGCGATCAACGGCTACTTCCTGTGCACCGTCGCCTCCGGCACCGCCGGGGTGACGTTGGGGTGGGCGAACTTCACCGAAGGCGCCGTCGCATCCCTGGCCGTGAACGACGCGATCAAGGTCACCCCCACTTTCGCGTTGACCGGCTGACCGGTGCCTTGTGGCGCTGTCCGTACGGGCCGCCTCCGGAGGGCAGAACGGCTCAACCACTGTCGCCTCGCAGGCGGTCACGTTCCCGACCGGGACCACGACGAATGACCTGGTCTACGTCATCGTCTCGGTCAACACGGTTGTCACCGGCCCGGCGGCGTCCGGGTGGACGTGTTCGGTCGTCTCGAACGCGACCACTACCCACTCCCTGATCGTCGCCTACCGCACCATCCTGGCGGGCGACTCCGCCCCGACGATCACCTGGACCGGCGCCGCGAAAGCAGCTTGGGTGGCGGTCACCCTTGCCCCGGCGGCCGGGCAGCAGGCCGCGCATTCCGGGTTCGGCACCGCCGCCAACACCGGCACCGCAGCAACCACGTTCACCCCGCCCACCTTCGCCGCCGGCGCCGCCTCTGGTGCGTCGTTGCTGCTCAACGTGTGGCGCACCGCATCCAACGGCTCCACCGGTGTCACAACCACGGCGCCCACGAACTGGACCGAACCCACAGGCGGCGACCAAACCACCGCGGTCACCACCTCCGCCCGGCAGGTCGCCGCGGAAACATCGGTGCGTACCGGGCAGACCGGCACCATCACCCCTGGCTCCGAAACCATCACCGTCTCGAGCACGGGGATCCTGCAGCACGCGTTCGCGGTCGAGCAGGCCCCGGCAGGGGTTACGTCCAACCGCGCCGGAGTAACGGTCGGGGCGGGCGCCCCGTCAGGTGCCCGGCAGGTGCTGGACTCCCGCACCGCAACAACCATCGGCGCAGGCACACCCTCCGGTTCCCGCCTCATCGCTCGAGGCCGCACCGGATCCACCCTCGCCGCGGGCGCCCCAACCGGGTCGCAGACCGTCGCTCATGTCACCGCCGTCACTGGCGCAACCGTCGGGTCCGGGGCTCCCTCGGGCTCCCGGACGGTGGTGCGGGTCAACACCCGAACCGGTGCCGCCATCGGCAGCGGATCCCCGGCCGGTTCCCGAGCGGTGGCCGCGACCCGCGCCGGCGTGTCCGTGGGCGGAGGCGCCCCATCCGGTTCCCGACTGCTCACGCGTAGCAAGTCAGGGATGTCGGTAGGCGCCGGTGTCGCCGCGGGAACCCGACAAGCCGTCCGAACCCGAACCGGCGCTGCCACCGGCGCGGCAGCCCCCACTGGTGCCCGGCTACTGGCCACAACCCGCAACGGCACCACCACCGGCACCGGGACACCGACAGGTTCACGGCAGGTCGTCCGAACCCGCACCGGCACAGCCGTAGCCGCAGGCGTCCCGGCCGGGACACGAACCGTCGTCTCCACCACCACCTACACCCGGACAGCCGCCACAGTCGGCGCCGGAGTCATAGCCGGGTCACGCACGGCAACCCACGTCGCCACCCGGTCAGCAACCCTCACCGGCTCCGGGTTGCTGACCGGATCGTGCACCGTCGGCCACACCGCCACCCGCACCGGCGGCACAACAGCCACCGGGGCACTGACCGGCGCGCGGACCACGCGGGCCGCGAGCACCAGCGCCTGGCCCGCAGACCTGGCACAACGCTACGAAACCACGCCCGAAGACCACACCCAACGCCACATCGGAGGGGCTGCCGCCGACCGCGCACCCCATATTCACACCGGCCCCACCTAACCCCGTCTGCCCGGCCCAGAACCGGCCCGGGCAGGCCCCGCACGTGCACGAAAGGGGACCGAGTGCCCCCCCTCACCGCCGAGCTCATCCTGCAAGGCGGCGCCGTCGGCCTCCTGGCCGTCGTCGCGCTGATGGTGTTCCTCGGCTGGCTGATCCCCGTCCGCACCTACCGCACCCTGGAACGGGACCGCGACTACTGGCGGGAAGCCGCCCTGAAGTCGATGGGCCACACTGACGCCCTGATGCCCGCAGCGGAGATCGCCTCCCAGATCACCAAGTCGTTCTCCGACGCCACCGCTGCGGCGATCGAAGGGCGGAAGATGTGAAATGGCAGTGGCCGCCGTGGACGCGGCACGTCGACACCACCGACGAAGCCCGCGCCACGTTGGAGCAACTCGCCCAGCTCGACGCCGAGATCCATGAGCTGTCGAAGCAGCTGAAAGCGGTCCGCCGCCGCAACAACTTCTCGATCATGGTCAATGAGGCGCTCGCCCGCACCCGGGAGAAATAGGTGGACGACTTCCAGCAGACCCTCAACCTTGTCGGGACCGGGTTCATCTACTGGGCCGCCATCGTCGGAGTGCTATCGGTGGTCGTGCATCTGCGGGTGTTCGACCGCCACTCAGCTATGAGCGTCCATTTGCTGTGCTACATGACCGCGATCGCCGCCGTGCTCGTCCTGTCGGCCATCCGCAACCTCACCGGCGACTCCTGGTGGATCCAACTCTTGCGGCTGTTCGTGTTCATGCTCGTCCCGATCTTCATGTCGCAACGCCTCTACCTGCAGATCAAGGCCCAGCGCCAACCCCGCAACACCCGTCCGCCGCTCCCGGCGCCCAAGCGGGAACAGGACAAGGACCCCGCCTAACCCCGGTGTGGATGGTGTTCACCCTGGCCGCGTTGGCGGTCGCCCTGACCGTGCTCGTGTTCGCCCTGACCTCGAGGTGACGATGTTGGCTAACCCACGCCCGGACTGCCGCTGCGGCCACCCACACACCTGGCACGAACACTTCCGGTCAGGAGATGACTGCGGCCGCTGCACCGACTGCCCCAACTACCGGCCACCGCGCCGGTCGCTGCTCGACCGGATCCAGGCCATCTTCCGGAGCCGGCGGTGACCCTCTTCGGCCCCGACCTGTCCCGCTTCCAGGCCGGGATCAACCTCGCCCAAGTCGCCGCAGAGGGCTGCCGGTTCGTCATCTGCAAGGTGTCCCAGGGCGCGACGTGGCGGGACCCGGCATGGCCCGGTTTCCGGGATGATGCCCGAAAAGCCGGGCTGATCCTGGCGGGCTACGCGATGGTGACCGAAGAGAACCCGGTCGCGCAGGCCGCCAACTGCAAAGCCCACCTCGGCGACCCGACGATCCCGTTGGCGTTGGACTGGGAAGAGTCCGGCGGCTCCGGGAACTGGGCCAACTTCATGGCCGTCCTGCAAGCCTTCCGCGGCGCCGGGCTGAACGTCCGCCTCGCATATGCCCCCAAGTGGTATCACGCTCAACAGGGATCCCCTGACATGAGCCAGGCTGGGATCCCACTCTGGTCATCCCGCTACGTCAACACCACCCCGGGAACCCCCGCCGCCATGTACCCCGCCGTCACCCCCGCCCAGTGGACGGGGTACGGCGGCCTCCCCACCGTGCTGCTCCAGTTCACCGACCGCGCCCGCATCGCCGGACACACCGCCGACTGCTCCGCGTTCGAAGGCACCGAACAACAGCTGCGCACCCTCCTCAGCCCACCCAGCACCGCGGGAGCGTTCATGGCCCTCACCGACGCCGAACAACTTGAAATCCTCACCGGCATCCGCGCCCTCAAACCCGGACTCGTCCTCCCCGCCCGCAGCCTGAACTGCCGCGCCGCCAAAGACGATAGTTTCGGCTGGTCAATGAATGCTGCCGCTGAAGCCGCCGACGCCCGAGCCCTCGCCACCCAACTGCAGGCCGACGTCGCCGCCCTCCGCCAGGCCGTCGCCCAACTCGCCGCCAAGCTCGACGCCAGGTAGGTCAGGGCGCTTTCGCCACAGCCCTGCGCAGGGCCAGGACCCGCTGAAACTGCGCCGACTTCGCCGCCCGCCGCTGACCTTTCCGCCGGTAGAGCACCGTGGCCGCATCCAACATGGCCCGCAACCCTGCACGTTCCCAGGAGCTGAAGTCATCCGGCGCCTCGCCGATCGTCATCCGCCCATCCTTCCTAAGAGTCCCAAACCAGACCGCTGATACCCCCAACCCCGGGAGAATCCTGTGACCGTCGCCAAGGCCATCGTCGCCGTGCTCGCCGCGGTCCTGGCCGCTGTCGTCCCGTACATGGTCGCCGGCCCGCTGGACATCATCGGCTGGTTCAACATCATCGCCCTCGCCGCGGGTGCGGTCGCGGTGTTCAACACGGCCAACATCCCTGGCTGGCCGGTGGCGAAGACCATCGCGCACGCCGTCGCCGTCGTCGCCGTCCTACTCATGTCCGCCTGGCAGGGCGGGCTGTCCACCCCCGAGATCCTGCAGTTGGTGTTGGCGTTTGTCGGCACCCTCTCCGTCTACGTGGTGCCCAACGGATCCGCGGCCACCGCATAACCCCGCCGATCGCTCCCCAGCGACGCCCCCCGCCTACTCCCTTCACCGGGGGTTGGGCGGGGGGCTTTTCGTCGTTCCGAAGGAGAACATCGTGGATGACCTGCAACGCCGCGCCGACAACGCCGAAGCAGCGTTGATCAACCTCGCCGCGCTCGCGCCGTACGCCGACCCGCTCCGGCTACCCCCCTACCCGGAACACCGCCGCCACCGGCTGCTCGCCCTCCTGTGGAAAGACTTCCGGCACCACCGCATCCCCACGCAACGCCGTTGGGATGACTAGCTACCCTGATACTTGCCCCTGCCCGGGGCCCAGGCACAAGTCGTTTCGGTGGGACCGGCCGACCCAACCCTCCCCAGGCAGGGGCACATCAGGCCGGGATCTTCCCCGGCAGGAGCACACCAATGGCTCCGCTCAACGCATCAGGCAGGTCATCGCGGGGCCCCGGGTAGCCAGTCAACTCGTCCTGCAACTTCCTCAACGGCTTCGCATGCACCACCAAACCCTCGTGGTACACATCCGCCGCCGCCCGAATCCGGACGTCCTTCGACGCGTGCGCCCACGGCGCCTGATCCCCACGCCGCAGCCCGAGCAGGTCACGGGTGTTCTCCTCCGAGCCCAACGCGTTGGGCTCCCCGAACACCTGCAAACCGTCGAACCGGCCACGCAACACATCCAGCCGCTGCCGGGTCTCCAGATACGACCAATGCCCCTGATCCGCCGCCGCGATCACCACCGCAGGCTTCTGCGTAGTCAACAACCCGGCCACCACGTAGGCGGTCCAGTCCGACGTGTCATGCGTCGACTTCGCCGGATCCACGTAACACACCCAGCGCCGCACGTAACTGGTCCGCTGGTACCGGAACTCCGACTCCCAGTACGCCCCCGACTCGTCCCGCACCGGATCGTTCATCCGTGACAACGCGAACGCCCTGTTCAGGGTGCCGTCCTCGTTGTAGCGCTCCGCCCGTAGCTTCTCCAACGGGAACGCCTGCGGCCAAAACGACCGCTCCGACGGCAACCCCTCATCCACGATCGCCGGGTAGTAGTGCGCCTGGAACCGGGCATCGTGCAGCCATGACCGGCTGAGCTCACCCTTCGCCACCCGCACCGCGTCATGGATCAAACACCCCGCCTTCACCGCCGTCCCCACGATCTGCACCACCGCCCCACGGCTGCCGGCCATCGGGAGAATGTTCTCCGTGATCGCGGCGAGGGGGTCCGCCTTCTCCTTCAGCGTCCACTTGTTCCCGCCCCGCTGGATGTCATCCCCGACCAGCAGGGTGGGCCGCATTCCGTCCACGTTCAAACCCAGCGAGGACTCGTGGATGCCGTAGGCGCCGATTGCGCGCCGGCCACGGTCATCACCCTGCAGCACCGTGACCCCCGGCCCCCCCGCGCCGCGGACCGGGCACAACTCGGGGAAGTCGTTCAACAGCAGCTCGGACACCTTGTCCGCCCGACCGTGCACGATGTTGAGGATGTTGGCCAGATGCTTCTTCGCCTGATCACCGGTGAAGGAGAACGCGCAAAAAAACGAGTGGTGCCCGTGCGCCAACGCCCACAAGGGCAGTACCCGGAAGTACAGGGTGGACTTCATCCCGCCGCGGGAGGCGACGGTGACATCGTGCCGCTCACCGCGCCGCATCCACGTCTTCGCCCGCCGGTAGGCGTCCATGTGGAAGTCGCAGAACGACATGTCGCCGCTCGACTCCGGATCCGGGTCACGCAGGTACCGGCCGAGGTAGGTGACGGCGAACAGGAACGGATCATCACGGGTGATCGCCCGCCGGTACCGGCTGCCCCCGACCGGGCGATGGTTGACCCAGCCGCCGCGGTCCAACCAGAGCGGGGTGTTCGTCGGCCGCAGCAGTTCCCGCCGGGCCGCAACAGGCAGACTCGGCGGGAACTGAACAGACCTAGACCGGGTGGGTGTCACGCGCCGTCGAGATCCTTCAACGTGGCATCGACCTGCGCCTCGGTCACCGGATCCACCCGCGGCGGTTCCCGCAGGTCAGCGACCGACACCTGCTTGGGGGCGTAGGTGCCGACCACCTTGGCCCGCTGCTCCACCACCTTCAGGATGACCGGCACATAGTCCACGGCCTTACCGCCGAGAGCCTCACGTTCCTCCCCCAGCCAGTCCTGCAGGGTAGCGAGGAACGCCCGCAACGCTTCCCGGTCCTGGGCGGCATCCACCATGAACGCCCACTCGGCCTCGATCTTGCCTTCTTCGATGTACTTACGGACCGCGGTGTGCGACTTGCCGATCTTCTGGCCGATGTAGCGCAGCGAGTAGCCCTGCTCGGCGAGCTCGACGGCAAGTTTGACCTTGGCCGCCTTGTCCGGGTCGGGGGGGCTCACTCTCTGTTACCAAATCCTTGTTTCCAAGTGGATTACACAGGTCAGGCGTACGCGTCGCTGTGCTTGGCGCTCCATCCCCCGGCCATCACGGCTACAGGTAGCCGGCGTTCTCTCGTCGGCGGGCGGCGGCTTTGGCGGCCTTGTCGGCGCGGCGGGCGGCTTCCTTGGCGGCTTCCTTGGCGCGGCGCTGTTGCTCGGCCTTGCGTTCGCGGTCTTCGCGGTCTTTGCGCTGTTGGGCTAGTTTGCGGTCCACGTTTGCGGTGATTTTGGCTGCGTCTGCGCGGCTGATGCGTTTCACGTCGCCGCCGCTGAAGAATCCCATCAGTGTTCTCCTTTGTTTTAGTGTCGGGCGGTGCATCGTTCGCCGTGGGCGACGGTTTTGTGGCAGGTGCCGCCGTTCCGCATGTGGGCGCCGCAGACGTGGGGGCGCTTCCGTTTCTGGGCTTCTCTGCGGTCGGCTTCGGCGATGGCGCGGCAGCGGCAGGTACCGCAGCTGCAGCGGCGGCATTTGTTGGTGGTGGTGACGTTGAAAAATCCCATAGTTGTCCCCTTCCAGCGATTCGGGTTTGGGTGCGGAATGTGTTAGTTGGGGCCTATGTAGGCGGTATCGGGTTCGTCGTTGTTTGACGTGTACGGTTTTGGTCGTGCAGCGGCGATGGTGCTGTCGTTGGTTTTTTGTTCGAACCGGCGGTGCCACAGGTAGCAGACGGCCAACACGAGCAGGGTTGCGATGACGCCCCATCCGGCGGCGGCGAGGAACTCGGCGTGGGCGAGGCTGGCGGCGGCGCCGATGGAGGCGATCCCGGCGAGGGGGATCGCCGCCCAGCGGAGCGCGGTTTCGTCGTCTAGTTTCACGACTCTTCGACGGCTTCTCGCATGAGCTTGGCCAGGCGGCGGGCGAGGTGCACGGTGGCGTCGTGGATGCGTGCGGACCCGGTTTTTTCGGCGTCGGCGGCCATGCGGTCGGCGCCGTCTTCGATGAACGCGGCGCCGATGAGGGCCATGGGGCTGGTGAGCATTTCGTTGAGTGCTTTGCTGGCCATCGGTTAGTCCCATACCCTTGCGTTGATGGTGCGGCGCCCGGCCTGTCGGGCGTAGTACAGGCGGTCGTTGCCGTCGAGCACCTTGTAGCCGCCGCCCCAGGTGCGTTTCACATCGATCAGTGGTCCTTCGGACTTGAGCAGTCCCCGGTTTTGCTTGCGCTTGTCGGGGGTGTGGCCGTGGCTGATACTCGAGACCGAGATGCGTTTACGGGTGTGGCGTGCGAGCGGTACAGGGTCTTTGCTGAACCAGCCCATCAGCGGCGCTCCTTGCGGTCGAGGTCGGCGAGTTTCTGTTGGGCGGCTTTGACGTCCCGGTTGGTGGAGCGGTCGTCGGCGAGGACCGCCCGGAGTTCGGCGCGTTCTTTCGCGGTGACACCGTCTTGGTTGGTCATCGCCGGCCCTTCTTCGTGCGCTCCGCGGCGCGTGCCGCGATCCCGGCGTCCATCTGGTGGCGGTTGCCTGCGGCGACGTCTCCGCGGCGGTCGGCCTCGGCTGCTTTGCGCCACGAGTCGCGGACGCGGGCTTCGAGGATGTCGACGGTGTCGCGCTTCATGCCCGGCCCCGTCCTCGGCAGCAACTGCACCTGGGGGACTGGCATTTGCGGTGCAGGCCGTAGCCGCACTCGGTGCACCGGAAGGGTGGGCGGGCGCGGGTTGGCCTGTCTGGGTCCTTTTTGGTCTTTTTCGAGCCGAACAGGCTCATCTCATGCCTCCCCTTATCGGCGTGGCCACGGGGCGGACCATGAACACGATCTCGCTGCCTGCCCGTTCCGCTGCTGCGGCGAGTTCGTAGTGGCAGGCGAGGCAGCGGCGGTGGACACCCTCAGGGTCGATGAGGGTGAACAGGCACGGCCGCAGCTGGTGGCAGCCGGTGCAGGTGCCAGGAGCGGTGTGTGGGCCGCGGCCCCAGCACTTGTCGCAATGACCCTTGGCGCACATTCCGCAGGGGCAGCCGCAGCCGGAGGTGACGGTCATCGCCGGGCCGCCCTCTTCGCGACCAACCACTCCCCCAGCCGGGGGTTGGCTTCGTAGACGGCGTCGATCCAGTGGCAGCGCAGACACAAGCCGACCCGCAGCCACAGCGGCAGGGCGTCCCAGGTGTGCTGGGTCGAGTCCAGCGCCCGCCGACGGTTTTCGTCGGACCACTCGGCATCGCCGGCGGGGGCGTAGATGTCTTCGGCGGCCCGCTCCGCGGCATCCCATGCCCGGTAGCGGGCCAGTACCCCGGCCATCACAGATCCTCCTCGAGGAGGAGGAGTTCGGTTTCCCAGTCGAGGTCGAGTAGCTGCCACCAGGTGGGTGTGGTGTCGGCCATCGGGTGTCCCCTCTTTGGTGGTTGCCGCCGGCCCGCGAGGACGCTGCACCCGCGGGCGGCGGAGCTTGGGTTCCGTCCATCCGCGGTGCTCTGGAGGGTTGACATCGCGGATGGACGGAAGATTCAGTGTTTCACTTTGTGTCGGTACCGTGTCACTATGGCTCACTGTAGAGCAGGGGCGCAACCCCCACCTGTTGACCGGCCCGAAAGGATGCCCGACCATGGAGCGGTTCGATCTGCATCACCATGGGTCTGGAGGGACCAATGAGCCTGCGTCTGCTGGCCAGCGGCTGCGACGGCGGGGACTGCCCGTCGATTCACCTCGACGAGGACACCGGCGAGATCATCGTCCGGGGACCGGACTCGACCGATCCGAGTATCGAGCGGTACCTGCGCTACCCGGCCGACACGTGGCGGGCCCTGCTCGCGCAGCTGTGACCGGCCTGGACGCTGCCGCGTTCGACGCTCTGTTCAACGACTTCTACTTCGACGTTGTTCGGCTGGAAACCCTGCCCGCCTACTCGGTCGGCGGGGCGGAGCAGCAGCGGATAGTGGCGTGGCGGGAGGGTTTGCCGCGGCCGGAGCGCAGCGTCCGCACCGATCCTTGGCTGGCCCGCATCGCCACATCCACCGTCCGGGGTGGGCTGTCGTGGCGGCGTGTGCGGGTGTTCGATGACCCGCCCAGCGACTACCAGCGCTACCAGTTGGAGAGCTACCGCGAGGCGCAGGCTGCCGGTGATCAGGTGGCCATCGCCTCCCGTGCCGACGTGGGGGAAACCGGTCCGGACGTGTGGGTGTTCGACGCGGGCACTCAGTACGCCCGTGCGGTGGTCATGCACTACCGCGACGACGGCAGCCTGGACCGTCGTGAACTCGTCGAAGACCCGACCACTGTCGCGCATCTGGCCATGGAGGTTGCCCGGGTCGCGTCCCAGGCGTTGCCGTTGAACGAGTGGCTTGTTCGGGCTGGCGTCAACGCCGGTGCCTGACAGCCGCCGCGACCAGTTGCGGGCTGAGCTGATGCGCCTGCGTATGCAGGCCGGGCTCGGTGGCCGACCCCTGGCCGAAAAGATCGACTCGACGCAGGCCACGGTGTCGAGGATCGAACGCGGCCAAACCCTGCCGAGCCTGCCGATTGTGCGGGCTTGGCTGAAAGCCTGTGGCGCCGACCCGGAAACCACGACCAGGGTGGTGTCGTTGGCGGAGGCGGTGCACACCTACACCCGCGGCTGGGCGGCGCTCCTCGACGAGCATGGGCACGCGCAACGCGAGTTCCGGGCCCGAGAGGTGGCGTCACGCAGGGTGCGGAACTTCCAGCCGAGCGTCGTCCCTGGTCTGCTGCAAACCCCGGAGTACGCGCGTGCCGCGTTCTCGATGGGCCGCACCCGGGACGTCGATGCGGCGGTGGCGGAACGGATCGCCCGGCAAACAATCCTGTACGAGGAGGGGCGGCGGTTCGAGTTCATCCTGGCCGAGCAGGTGCTGCACATCCCCTACGGCGGGCCGGAGGTGTTGGCGGCGCAGCGCGACCGGCTGGTGTCGTTGGCGCGGCTGCCCACGGTTGAGCTCGTGGTCCTGCCGACGTCGCCGGTGGTGATGGCGTTGTGGTCGAACTTCATCATCTGGGACCCGAAGGAAGACCCGCCGTATGGGGCTTCGGAGACGTGGCTGGGGGAGACGAAGGTGGAGGATCCCGGCGAGGTGGCGTGGCTCGAGGAGGTGTGGTCCCGCCTGTGGGATGCGTCCGTGCAGGGGGATGCGGCGTTGGATTTGATCCGGAGGCGATGGGAGTGACGGCTACCGGTTCGATCGGGTAGACACAGGGTGTGGCCGTATTGGCGTCCGGCCATGGTGGTGGTGGCCGCTCGCCCGGTAAGGGAGCATGCGGGGGTGCCGAAAGTGACGGTTAGGCGCTAAATCTCGGGGATGTCGTTTGCTCCGCCACCGCCACCCCAACAGCGGGTTCTACCTGAGTCGGCTGAAGTACACCCAAGTCGATGAAGTCGCGCCTGATACGGTGCCGGGTGTCTCGCCCACGTCCCGTCAGCGGATGAGGTGCCAACCCCCGTTGCCCGACGTGGGCGAGACAGCGCATCAGGCCCAGATGATCGGCTTGCCTGCGCTCACCGCGTGCGCGAGTTCGTCGACCGTGCCCGACCCGAGCGTTCCGTCCGGCCTGCGCACCACGATCACCTCGTCGGCTTGGTCGACTGCCCAACTCCAGTGCCCCTTTTCCTCATTGACCGGCGCGTTCGGGCGTGGTCGTCCAGCCCATGCAGGGTTGAGTTGGCGGAGGTCGATGTCGTCGTCGGTGGGGACGATGCAGACGTCGCCGTCCTGGACGTAGGCGGCGCGGGCGAGGGTGAACAACTCGGGGTAACGCATCGAGCCGATTAGCACGATCTTCTTCACTGCCGTGTTCCGTTCAGTGGGGGGTCGTTTTCGGCCGTTGGTGGCCTGTTGGGGCGGCTGCCGGTCTACCGCGCCATGGCGGGGTGTAGGTTTGCGCATGCCTCACTGGTTGGCGCGGTAGGGTGCGGCGGTGTCACGCCGGGCCGGGCTGTACCTCCGCATATCCAAGGATCTCCATGAAGGCGCCGGGGTAGAAAGGCAACGCGCCGATGGGGAGCGGTTGATCGAACAACGCGGCTGGCACCTGACCGAGGTGTATGTAGACAACGACATCTCCGCGGCAGGCCGGAAGCGGCGCCCTGACTATCTCCGCATGCTCACCGACCTCGAGCATGGGGTCGTTGACGCGGTGGTGTCCCGCTCGTTTGAGCGGCTGTGCAAGACGCGGCGGGAACAGTTGACGTTCGTCGAGTTGGGGCAGGAGAAGCGGTTCCCAGTGGCGTTCACCCACGCCCCGGATCTGGATTTGACCACCGCGGTGGGGCGGGGGATGGCGGACATGATGGCGGCTTGGGCGAGGGTGGAGATGGAACAGAAGTCCGAGCGGCACGTGGATCAGATCGCGCAGGCGGCCCGCCGCGGCCGCATGGTGGGCGGGCGGCGCGCGTTCGGCTACACCGCGGACGGGCTGCATCTGGATCCGGTGGAGGCGCCGGTGGTGGCCGACATGTACGACCAGTGGCTGACCGGCACGGACTTGTCGGGGATCGCCCGGCATTTGAACGAGCTCGGGTGGCGCCCCCCGCGCGGGAACAGGTGGGTGCGGGGCTCGGTACGAGAAGTCCTGGCGAACCCGCGGAATGCAGGCCTGCGGGGGATGCGGGACGTGGCCAACCCGAAAACGAGGACGCGGGCGCGGTGGCATCGCATCGTCGGGCCTGCGGTGTGGCCGGGCATTGTGGAGGAGGCGGCGTGGCGTGCGGCGATGGCCCGCATCCGCGATCCGTCCCGGCCGGGCGCGCACCGCGGCGTGTACGCGTCGAGGCATCTGTTGTCCGGGATCGCCGTGTGTGGCTGGGAGGGTTGCGGACGGATCTTGGTGGCGGGGCGGCGGGATGGGCAGCGGTTGTTGCGGTGTCCGTCGATGGGGCATGTCACCCGGTCCGCACAGTTGATCGAGGATTTTGTGGAGGAGGCGGTGGTCGGGTTTTTCCGTTCTGCGGAGGGTCGCGCCACCGGCCCCGACCGCGACGACGGTGATGAAGCGGGGACGGCGGAGTTGGTGTCCCGGTCCGCCGTGTTGCGCGGCAGGCTGCGGGAGGCGGCGCAGATGTTCGCGGACGGGGAGCTGTCAAGAGAAGACCACCGGCACGCCGCCGATCGGATCCGCGGTGAGCTCGCGGAGTTGGATGGGCGGATCGCCGCGCAGGGTCGGGTGGATGTGACCGTGGGCATGCGCGCCGCAGCCGACGTAGAGGCGGAGTGGGATGGCTACCCGTTGGAACGGAAACGGGAGATCATCCGCCGGGTCATGGCAGTGACGGTGTTACCTGGCCGTTCGGGTAGGCCCGGCGGACAACGATTCCACCCGGACACGGTCCGCATCGACTGGCTGTAGCCGTCGGGTTAGGCGGTGCCGCGGCTGTGGATGAGGCGTAGTGGCCAGCGGGGGTCGTGTGGGGTGGGGACGCCGTGGGTGTCGCAGAGCGCGGTGAGGGCGTCGATGAGGGCGTCGGCTGCGGTGTCGCAGGTGGCGGTTCCGTCGACGTAGATGGTGCAGGTGTCGGGGTCGACGAGCCAGGTGGAGCCTGCGCAGTGGGGGACGAAGTTGATGGTGAGGTCGGGGAGGTAGACGGCGACGGTGTCGACGCTGCGTTTGATCCCGGCCACTGACGGTGATCTTCTGCGCATGGGTCCGCCTCGTCGTCGGGGTTGCCCGGCGGGTAAAGCGGCGCCAGGGGTGTCCCTATCTAACCGTCAACGACGGACGTTGCGTTAACAACTGTGGGCAGTCTGTCACTCAATCGTCCGAACCGGAACGTTGCTCGTGTGTCGCCGGACCGCGCAGTATGCCCGGTTTGTCGGCCATGCCGGCGGGTAGGTGACCGACCTGGCCCCGCCCGGCGCGGAGGTCGTCGGCGATCAACAGCCGGCGGGTCACTTCGGCAGCGAGCTCGGCGGTGGAAACCTCGCGGAGCACCTCGGCCGGAGTGGGTGGCGACCCGGCGACCGGCAGACCGAGGACACGGCGGAGCGCGGCGACGGTGCGGCCTTCGGGGCTGCCTTGTCCGGCTTCGACGCGGCGGACGGTGCGTTGCCCGAGTCCGGAGCGGCGGCCGAGTTCTGCTTGGGAGAGGCCGAGCGATTCGCGTGCTCGGCGGATCTGGTGTCCTGGATGGTCCGTGGTTTGGGGACCGTCGTGCTCCATGACCGCGCAGCCTAGGGCCATGTGTGGCCTATCGCTGCTCTGACCTGTATCGATTTGAGATTTCACGCGGTCGTCCCCGTCCTGTGACCTTGCGTCGGCCCCCGCCCCATCTGCCACAGTAGAACCGTGTATGGCCGCTGGTAGCCGCTGAACGGTTGACACCTGCGGCCATGTGCGGCCATGATGGGCCTGTGGCCGCGCCGATGAGAGACCTTGTCCTCCGCGCCGGGGCCCTCCGAGATCGACGGCTCGCCCTCGAGATGACGCAACGCGAACTGTCAGCGCGCACCAAGCTGGCGCCGTCGTTCATCAAGTACCTCGAAAACGGGGTGTGTCAGCCGTCGGATGTCAGCCTGCGCAAACTCTGCCGGGCCCTGGAGTGCACCCCCGAGGACATCACCAGCCCCAAACCAGACGTGTCCGGGTCGGCGGCATGACCGCCCACGGCGACGCACGACGCGCCCGACTGGGGGTTGCCGCGGTCGCCGCGGCCGAAGCGCTGGTGACTACCAAGCCGGCGATGACCCCCGAGCAGCGCGCCGCGTTACGCGTCCTCCGGAGGCCGCCGCACCGGCCGGGAGCGCTGCCCCGAACTGCTTAGTCGAAACCCGTTACGTACGTCTGCGGGGCCACCCCCGAAAGGGATGGCCCCGCAGTCAGTCACCAGGAAGGTGCATGCCTGCTATGACCCAGCGACCAGTCCAGGATATCGGTAGAGGTTCGGGGCGGCACCGGCCGCGGAAGAACCGGATCCGGTTTTTCCGGGCCCTTCCTGGTCCGTCGCTGCGTCGCCACGCCATGCCGGAGCCGCTCGCCGTGCCGGGTGTGTTGAGTTGGCGGTGGTGGTTGTGATCGCGAAGGCTGCCCCGAAGTTTGACCGCGCCCGGTGTGCTTCAGAGTTGCGGGACGCGTTGAATGGTGATCAGGACCGCTGGTTTTCGATGGTGGGCGCGGAGTTGATCGCGGCCGGCCGAAACGATGGCTCGGCGACGGTGTTGGCCGCCGAGCGGGGCTGGGCCCCTGCGGAGGTGCCGGAGGAGTCCGACGGGGCGGGTGAGTGTCGCTGGCAGGTACTGCAACTGGTCGGGGATGTCCTGACCGTTGACACGTATTCGTCGGCTGTGGAGGCGGTGTCGGCGGCGAACGCGTTGTCGGACCCGGTGGTGGCGTGACCATCACGGGCAAGACGGCGGTCGTGACGGTGTTGTGCACGGCGTGCGGGGTCGGTTCGACCCGGAACTACCTGGTCACCGACGCCTGCGACGAGGCCGCACGCATGTCGTATGCGTACGCCTATCTGCGGACGCAGGGCTGGGTTTGTGATCGGCGGGGCGCGTTCTGCCCCCGGCACACCCCGGGACGGCTGTTGTGACCGTGTTGGGGTGGGTGGGGTTCGGGCTGGCGGCGTGGAGGTGTTGGCGGTGGTCGTGGCGTTGGTGATGGGCCCGATCCTGAAACGCCGCAGCAAGGACTACCCGGCTCCCGAGGACGGGCCGTCATGACCGATACCCAGCCGGAGACGGTGTTCATCTATGACCGGCGGCCGTCCCGGGATGCCGAGGAGTTGGCGGGTGTCGTGGCGGGGCTGCGTGACGAACTGGCCGAGTTGCAGCAGCTGCTGAACGAGGTGCAGTTGCGGGTGGAGCGGGTGTTGCTGGTGTGTGGCCGGCCGCAGGCGGACATGGCGGCGCGGCATCTGGTCGCGGAGATCGAGGGCATCCTCGTGAACGGCCTGGACGGCGGAGCGGAGCCGGAGGAGTTTGTGTGGCCGTATCTGCGGCCCTACGTGCAGTGGTAAGACCGGGTAGGAGACGTCCGGGGGCCTGATCTACCCCTCCCTGGCCCCCGGCATGCAGAACCCCTCGTCGCCTACACCCCCAACAGGCGGCGGGGGGTTCTTGCGTCTCCAGGCAACCTGCCGGGTTGTTATGCGTCTGTGTCTTTGGGGGGTCATGTGAGGCCGCGTTTGGCCTTGACCGGAGGGCCATGTGGGGCCATGATGGGCCTATGCCTGCTGAGACTTCCAGACTAGAAATCCCTCCTCTGACATGCCGAGACTTCACCTCGTGGCACCTCGGCGGTGGCCGCTGGGTGATGGCCCATCGGTCCCAACCCGGCAACCGGTGGGAGGTGCTGCGCATCCAGTTCGGCCGTGAGACCCGGGTCAGCGTGCACCTGGAACGAGACCGAGCGGAGATGGAAGCGCAAGCCCTGGCTGTGCTGCTTACCGCAGCGGTGACGGCATGATCGACGTCGATGAGGCGCTGCACGCCGTTGACGAGGGCTGGGCCGGATACACCGAGGCTGAGATCCTCGCCCGTGAGGTAGCGGATTACCGGGCGCTGGTGACTCGGCTCCGTGCCCGCGTCGCCGAACTTGAGGCCTCCACCTAAGCCAGCGCGTCATGAGTCGCCGCGGAGGTACCTGGCGGGTGCGCTGCACCTGGCCCGACGGTTGCAAAGAGGTCGCCCACTTCGAGTACGACTCCCAGCACGAACTGCGGGCGATGCAGAGCAGGGACTACTACCGGCAGTGGAAGTGCGTGTGGCACACGCAGCCGGACCGGAACCTCGTCCCGGAGCATCAGGCCAACTCTGTCGTCCTCGTCTGCGCCGCGCTCATCAACGACGACGGCAAGGAGTACGGCCGGTCGTGGCGGGAAGAGGGCGCGTCGAGCGGGTCTGGGTTCAGCCACTCGCCTGCGCATAAGGCGACCGCGGCGGACTGGCCGGTCGGGACACGGCTGGTCGTCACCGCCTACATCGAGACCCCCGACCAGGCCGAGATCGCCCGGACCTGTGATGACTTCACGCCGGAGGGCGCGTCATGAACGCCATGCAGCACTACCAGTTGGCCGAGAAGCTGCTCAAGTTCGCGCGAGAGAACGCCGACGCAGACGGTGACTACCTGGTGGCGTCCGCTCAGGCGCATGCCACGTTGGCGCTGACCGCGGTGCAGGCCATGGGCGCCCGTTGGTACGACACGTCCCCGCAGTGGCGGGCCACGTTCGACCCTCCCGGCGGTGCGTCATGACCGTCGACGACATGCTCCAGCGGCAGCGCGACCGCGCCCGCAAAGAGCGGGACGAGTTCCTGGCCGACCTGAACGAGGCCCACCAACTGCTCCAACGGATCGACGGCATGGCGGCGCAGCTGTTCCTGGTCGATGCGACGTCTCTGATCGCGTCCGACATCCGTGAGGCGATCGACAACTATTTCAACTTGGGGACAACGGCGTGAACCTGGACTCGCTCACCTTGGGCCTGATGCTTGCGGTGACCCTCGCGGTCGTCTTCACCGCCGCAGGCTGGGCTGCCCGAGGCTGGCATGACCGGCGCAAGGCTAAGGCCAGCATTGCGTCGACTATTGCGACGGCCCAGGCGCTGGTGGCCGAACAGCAACGGCTCGCCTTCCCCGCCCCTGCCGCACCGGCGCCTCGTCCGGCGGGTCCTCCTGCGGCTCCGATGGTGCTCGGCGCCGTCGTCGAACCAACCACCCGCATCCGGCCGGTCGCGCAGCGGACCCCGGAGATGGCGGCCCGGGCTTCCCCGGACCGGCTACGCCCGGCCACCGTCCCCCCGGCACCGAAGCCGCGGATTCAGCCCAAGCCGCAGCAGCGTGGCCGGCACTGGCCCGCCGACATCAACCACACCGGCGCCATCCCCATCGTTCAGAAAGAGACCGCATCATGACCACCACCCCGCCTGCGGAGGTGAAGACCTGCGCCGACTGCCGGGTGGAGTTCACCCGCGCCCCCGACCAGTCGGATCACTCGTGGCGGCGCACCCTGTACTGCCACACGTGCGGCCTCAAGCATTCCCGCGGGTCGACCCGTGGACCCGTTAACCGGCCGGCCCCACACGCACCGGCATCGTTCGTGGCGCCGGTCGGGCTGGCCAAGGATTGGCGTCACCGCGCTATCTGCCGCGATGAGGAGCCCGAGCTGTTCTTTCCTGTGGGGACCAGCGGGCCCGCGCTGCTGCAGATCGCCGAGGCCAAGACGGTCTGCAGGCGCTGCCCCGTGGTCAGCGAGTGCCTCACGTGGGCACTGGAGTCAGGCCAGGACGCGGGCGTGTGGGGGGCGATGAGCGAGGACGAGCGCCGCGCGTTGAAGCGCCGCCAGTACCGGACCCGGGCAAGGTCGGCATGAGCACCGTCACCCGGCACCTCCAAGCCGTCGTCCCGCCCGACAACCGGCTGTTGGTGGTGTTGTCGTGGGATCAACACGATCCGTTCGCGGTGACCATGGACGTGTATGTGCGGCTGGGGTTGGCGCCGGAGCGTTGGGTGTTCGCCCTGGACCTGCTCGAGGCCGGTTTGCACGGTCTTGCGGGGGAGCTCGACATTTTCGTTCTGCCGGCGTCGGAGTCGCAGACCCGGATTGTGTTGCGGCCCCCGGGTCGAGTGTTGGCGACGCTGCTGCTGCCCTCGACCGGGGTCGCCGCGTTTTTGGCGGACACGTTCATCGTCGATGCCCCACCCATCCCGGACTACCTGCACGACATCAATTGGGGAGAGGTGGTCGAGGGATGAACCCCAACGACCTGTTCGCTGCGGAGATCGCGCAGTACCGCCGCGACTTCATCAACGACGCCGCCCGCGCCGCGGTTGACGCCGACCGTCACCCGGACGAGGTGGCCCGCATCGTGTATTTGGCCGGGCTGCGTTGGGACGACACCCACCCCACTTTGGCGCGGCGGGCGGAGGCAGCGTGATGAGCAAGCAGCCGACCACGTACGAACTGGCCGCGGCCGAGCAGCGGATCTTGGACCTGGAGGCGGAGCTGGCGCACGCGCGCCCGGTCGCGGACGCGGCCCACGCCATGCATGCGGCCGAGAAGGCGCTCGACGAGGGAGATGGGTTCTACCGTGACGTCAAGCGTGCGCGTGCCGCTTTCGTCGCCGCTTGCGAGGCCACGACCCCGTCCGCGACCCCGCCCACGCACGTGATCGTGGCCGTGGACGAACTGGAGCGGCTGCGGGCGGTCGATGGTCATAGGGCCGTCCTGGCCGAGCGGTGCGCCCGAAAAGACCTGGAGCTCGACGAGCTGCGCGAGCGAGGCGGTGTGTGATGCGCCGAATCCTGCTGGTTGTCGCCGCGGTGTGGGCTGTTGTTGTCGTCTGGCACATCTTGGAGACCACCCAGCCGCGTTGGCAACGCCGCGCGATCAACGGGGACCTGGCATGAGCGCCGACAGGGATCACACGGCCTGCGCGCAGTACATCCGCGACTTTTTCGCAGGCGAAGGTATCGACGCCACCGTCTCCACCGCCCCACCGATCGTGGCCACTCCGTACACGGAGCCGGGCATGAGGTGCCCGCACGGCACCACGTTCTGGTTTGAACCCACATCGGAGCAGATCGCGCAGTGGGCGAAGGACGGTGTCCGGTGACCGGGCGGCGGTGTGTGGACGGCCTGGAGCCGCACTACACCGAAAACGGCCGCGAATGGTGGGCGTGTGCGGGCTGCCCGGGCTGCGCCCATCTGGAGCCGGTTGATGTGCACGAATCTGGCTGCCTGATCTGGGTGTCGGCGGACCCGGCCGACACCTGCACCTGCCGCGCCTTCCCGCTACTCGCCCCGGAACCAGGGTCGGCGGCGGCGGCGTTGGACCGCATCGACAGGCGCGCGTCATGAGGCTCACTCAGGCCGGTCTCTGCGAGGGTTACGGCGGCTTGTCGCTGGCCGTGACGGAGGTGTTGGGGGCTGAGCTCGTCTGGTACTCCGAGATCGACCCGGCCGCCCGCGCGCTGCTCGCCCGGCACCACCCGACGCTGCCCAACGTCGGTGACCTCACCGTCGCCGACTGGTCGGACGTACAGCCTGTTGATGTTCTTACCGGCGGGTGGCCATGCCAGCCCTGGAGCCTGGCCGGGCAACGTAAGGGAGCCGCCGATGAGCGCGCGATCTGGCCGCACATCGCCCGAGCCGTTCGCGCTCTACGACCCCGACTCGTGTTCTTGGAAAACGTCGCGAGTATCGCTCCCGCTGGAGAACTTGCCCGAGCTGCCGGTGACTTGGCCGCACTCGGGTACGTGGGATCTTGGCGGCGCGTACGAGCTTCCGACGTCGGCGCCCCCCACCAAAGGGCGCGGATCTTCATCCTGGCGTGGGCCCGAGACGTGGGAATGGACGCCGAAGCCGGAGCCGTTGACGCCCGACTCCGCATGGTTGGCGGGTCTGTTCGAGGGCGAGGGCTACATCACTCTTCGGCTCGACTGCCGCAAGCCGAGGGTGCTACTTGGGGTGTCGATGACCGACGAGGACGTGATTCGGCGGTTCTGGAACACGACTGGTCTTGGTCGGCTGAACGGGCCATACGCGCAGCGCGGGTTCGGGACGAAGCCAGTGTGGCGATGGATCACGTCGTCGGCGGACGAGGTCGAGACGATGCTGAACCGGATGTGGCTTGGCCTTGGGGAACGTCGCCATGCCCGTGCTGTGGAGGCGATGACGACGCTTCGGCTACCGGCAGGGGAGACACAGTCTCTGGTGCCTACAGCGCTGCTACCGACACCGAGGACGTCGGACACCAACGGGGCCGGGCAACACGGAGACGGCGGGCTGGACTTGCGCACGGCGGTGACTCTGCTACCCACACCGCGCGCGTCAGACGGGGAGAAGGGTGGCCCGAATCAACGCGGCTCGTCGGGGGATCTGATGCTGCCCAGCGCCGTGATGCTGCTTCCGACGCCGATGGCGAGCGATTCGGAAGGCGGACCTCGGAAGGTTCCTGCGGATCGCAGCGACCCGCGCAGTCACGGACCCCGGCTGCGGGATGTCGCGCCGCTGCTCCCGACACCGACGGCGATGGACTCGCGTTCGTCGGGCAAGGGTCAGAGTGGGACGCACGGGACGACGTTGACGGATGCGGCCAGGACGATCGCGTCGACTGGGCCGGATACGCCCCCGCCATCCAACGGTGGGAACACGTCACCGGACGACGAGCTCCCGATCCCACTGTTCTAGGCGCCCGCGGCGGTCGGCAGTTGTCGGCGCAGTTCGCGGAGTGGCTGATGGGACTGCCGGACGGGCACGTCACCGACGTCCCGGGGATCTCCCGCAACGCCCAGTTGAAGCTGTGCGGGAACGGGGTCGTGCCCCAGCAGGCCGCGCACGCGCTGCGGCTGATGCTGGCTGCCGATTCGGGGCGGGTGGCGGCATGAGCGACGTCGAGGCCCGCCGTTGCGCCTACCAGCCGTGTAGCCGCCCCCTCACACTGCGGCCGGGGGAGAAGCCGTGGCAGCTGCGGCGCCGTACCTGTTGTGACGCGTCGTGCGCGAACCGGAAAGCCCGTAACTCCACCACGCCCGTCGACCTGCCGGTGTCGAAGATCTGCGAAGAGTGCGGGGCCACAACCCACCAGCATGAGGGTGAGTCACCGTCCCGGTGGGAGGCCCGCCGGTTTTGTTCGCAGCCGTGCGCGTCCCGGAACACGCTCCGCCCACACACGAAACGAGCAGCAGCCCCGGCGTCGAAGCCGTGCGCCCAATGCGGCCAGACGATGTGGCGCAGGCCGGGGGAGCGGACCAACCGGTGGGACGACCGGGAGTGTTGCAGCCTGTCGTGCGCGTCGCGGTTGAAGGCGCGCCGCGCCAAGCGGGGGGCGGCGGGGACGTTCGCGCCGCGGAAACCGGCGGCGAAGCGGCCGCCCAAGCCGAAGCCCGCGCCCAAGCCTGAACCAGCACCTGCGCCTCCAACCGCTCGTGTCAAAGCCCGACCACAGCCAGCGCGGGTGCTGGATCCGGATGTCGCCGACATGGACCGCCGGCGCCGCGCCGCTTTACGGATGCTCGACCAGGGCGCGGTTCCCGAGCGGGTCGCCACCGCGGTTGGGGTGTCGCTCGGGCAGGTCCGGCGCTGGGACGACGGGATGGCGTCATGACCGACCGCACCAACCTCGCCGCCTCCCCCACCATGCAACGCGCCCTCCGGGAGGCGTTCGAGGACCCCCGCATCGAAGACGTGGAGCACCGCCTGTTTTACGGGGAACCAGACGACTGGCGCGACGGGCAGGCCCGGTACGACGACAACGTGTGGGGGACAGCATGACGATCGTCCCGACCGGGGTCCTGGTCCCCAGGATCGAGCCCGGCAACCCGGAATGGCTTGAGGTCATGTCGGCGTCGAAGATCGCCGCCGTGCTCGGGTTGAGCCCCTGGGAATCGCGGTTCAGTCTTTACCACCGCATGACCGGCATGGTCGGGGACGACGGGAACGACCAGACCCGCCGCGGGCACTACCTCGAGCCTGCGATTGCGGCGTGGTTCGCCGACCAACACCCAGACTGGCGGTTGGAGGAAACCGGCACGTGGTTGCACCCCGAACGCCGGTGGCAGGCCGCGACCCCGGACCGGATTGTGCATTTACCGGATGGCACGGTCGAGTTGGTGGAGTGCAAGTCGTCGGGCATGTTCGAAGGCTGGGGCGACCCCGGAACCGACACCATTCCGGTGTATTACCGAGGTCAGGTTATTTGGCAGTTGGACACGCTTGGGCTGCAACGCTGCCATGTTGCGGTGATCCTGCCGTTCTTGGAGTTCCGAGCCTATGTTGTCGAGTACGACGCTGGGGAAGCACAGTTCATGCGGGACGCTGCCACCGACTTTTTGGCCGACATCCGGAACGGTGTCCGGCCGCCGATCGACGGGTCCGACGCCACCTACCAAGTCGTCCGCCAACTGTGTCCAGACATTGACGGGGAAGACCGAGAGATCCCCGGATATTTGGCCTCCGCCTACCGCCGCGCCTGCGACAACTACGTAGCCTCACGCACCGACAAACAAGGTTTGACCAGCGAAATCATCGACCTCATGGGCACCGCACGCTACGCCACCTGGCAAAGCGAACGGATCGCCATGCGGGTCCCCGGACGGGGGGACAACCCGCCATTCCTACGGCCTGTCAAGGCCGCCACCAAGGAGAGTGCAGCATGACTCCGTGTGGCTCAGAATGCCGAGCTGGCCGCCGGCGGCGAGGAATGTGCGACACGCACTACAACAGGTTGCAGGCGGCGGGACTGCTGCCGCGACGTCCAACCCCGATCGAACGGTTTGAGCGGTTCGTTATCCGTCATGATGCGGATGGCTGCTGGGAGTTCACCAGCTCCATCTGCGACGGATACGGATATTTCTGGTTTAACGGCCGGTCCATCCGCGCGCATATCTGGTCTTACGAACACCATGTAGGACCGGTGCCGGATGGTTTAGAACTGGACCATCTCTGCCGAAACCGGGCGTGCGTCCGCCCCGATCATCTCGAACCGGTGACCGATCAAGAAAACTCACTTCGCGGCGACACCATCGCCGCCTTCTACGCCGCGCGCACCCATTGCGCGAACGGCCACGAGTACAGCCCACAGAACGTACGGCCGCGCGGCACGGGCGGGAGAGATTGCCGTCGCTGCCTAACCATCCGCACACAGCGCTATCGCGCGAACAAGCGGCTCCGGGCCGCTCAGGAGGCATCGTGACCGACACCATTCAAAACGCTATCGCCAAACGGGAGACGGGACCCGGAGCGATGATCAAGCAGTACAGCTCCGACTTCACCACCGTCCTGCCATCCCACATCAACGGCGCCACCTGGATTCGGCTGGCCCAAGGGGTGCTGCGCCGCGACAAGCAACTCGCCCAGATCGCGCAGCGCAACCCCGGCAGCCTCATGCAAGCCCTGCTCGAGTGCGCCCGCCTGGGCCACGAGCCGGGGAGTTCCAGCTTCTACCTCGTCCCGATGGGCAACGAGATCGAAGGCTGGGAGGGTTACCGCGGGGTCGTGGAGCGCATGTACCGCGCGGGCGCTGTCACCTCAGTCAAGGCAGAAATCGTCCGAGCCAACGACCGGTTCAACTACCAGCCCGGCATGGACCGCCCCCAGCACGAGGTGGACTGGTTCGGCGACCGCGGCGACATCCTCGGCGCCTACGCCTACGCGGAACTCCGGGACGGGCAGACATCCAAAGTTGTCGTCGTCGACCAGGCCTATCTGACCAAGGTCCGCGCCATGTCCAAGGGTTCGGACAAGCCGTCCTCGCCGTGGCAGAAGTGGCCGGAAAGCATGGTTTTGAAGACGGTGATCCACCGTCTGGAACCGTTCGTGCCGACGTCAGCGGAGTACCTGCGGGAACAGCTGCGCGCCGCGCGGGACGTGGCCACCGAGCATCCCCAGAACGCGGCGCGGGGCGTGGTGGATGTCAACCACTGGCAGGAGGTTCCGGAGCCGGTGGTGGATGCGGAGTTGGTGGATCCGGCTGAGGAGCAGGCCGCCTACGAAGCCCAGCAGGCTACCCGATGAGCGACCACGCTGACGGCAACGACGACATCGACAAAGCAACCTACGACGAGCTGTTACGGATCCGACGCCTCCTGAAGTGGCGACCGGACATCTGGGAACTCGACGCGGTGATCGAGATCGAACTTGCCCACAGGGACCGCATCGTGAAGGCGGAGCAGTGAGCGAGCACGCCGCCACCGCCATCGACCAACTCCGGCTGGCCGACTCCTGCGGCAACGACCACCAACTGAACCGGGCGGATGAACACCTCGGCTACCTGGCCAAAGCGGTCGTGCACGCCATCCTCGACGTCGCCGCAGCGGTACGGGAGGCGGCCGGGCCGGTGGCGCTCGTTGATCCGCGGTCAGAGCAGGAGATGGCGGATCTGGCAGCGGAGTGGACGAAGAGGTTCGGCACCCGATAGACGCCCGTTGGGGCCCGCATGACAAGGCTGCGGGCCCCAACGGAACCAACCCAACCCCACGACCGCTCCGCCGTGGGGCCTCAAACCAGGAAAGGGGGCTAGCAGGGATGTACCCCAGGTGTGTACGGCGAAACCCTCCACTCAGAGCGGAAATCGGGGTGGTCAGCGAAAGGCTGGACGAGCAGCCGAACCAGCCAGTCGAGATCGACAAGTTCGGCGTGGTCGTCGTAGTAGCCCTCGGCGCTCAGCTTCGCGCGGTGTTCGTGCTCGGCAAGGATGGCTCGTTTGGCTTGGACGTCTGCCAGGACATGAGCAGGGTCGTTCGCGGCGATGTGGGCTGCGAGCTCGAAGTCCTGGTAGCGGGACTCGTTGAACAGCACGGGGTTGTTGTCGGCGTCGTAGACGAGTTCCATCTCGTATGGGTCGCCGTCTTCGTCGAGGTAGGCGGTCCGCCACGGCGACGGGTTGTTCACCGCCTGGGCGATCGCTTGGCGCTCGTCGAGGCGGGCGTTGAGGAATGCCACGAGGTCTGCGGTCACCGGTCAGCCCTCCCCGAGGATGTACCGAGCTGCCCATCGACCCTGTGCCGGGCCATCCTCGGTCGCCTCAACTTCCACCGCCCGCTTTTCGATGCCGCCCAGCCGCTCAACCTTCTCGGTCAGGCCTGCGATCAGGAGCCGTGCCTGACCGAGCGCGACGACTTGCAACGGGTCCACGGGTGGGGTCATCAGGGCGCGCAGCCGCTCAACCTCGCGCATCAGCGCGATCAAGCGGGCGCCCGGATCTGCGCTGTCGCCGGTGAACACGTCCGGCGGGTAGTGCGCGTCGAGGATGGACATGAGTCCGTCCCAGGTGTGCAGCCGCTCAACCTCGAGTTGCAGCGCGACGAGCGCGTCCTGCGCGGTCTGTTCGCTGGTCTCAACGGTCATGGCTTCGTCGACGTTCATGTCGGTTCCTCAGCCTGTGGTGTGGGTGTCGGGGTGGGGGCCGCAGCCGCGTTCAGCCTTGACCGCGTCCAACGGCACGATCGCCGCCCAGGGTTCGCCTTGCCGGGTGACGATGGTGATCTCACCGGCGTAGTGGGCGGCGTCGATGAACTGACCGGCGTTGTCGCGGGCGATGCGCAGCGGAACGTGCACCTCACCCGGCTTCGGGGCGGGCTTGGATGTCTTGTTGCCGGGGCGGATGTTGTGTACGGGGTTCTCGGTGGCGATGGCGTGGGCTTCCACTTCCAGCGCGTCTGCGGTGGTCGGGAACCAGTCGATGTCGTAGTGGTGTACGTCAGGCCACCAGTCCCTGGCGGTGGCGTGGTCGCGGAACCGACCCGCCGGGTCGCTCCCGACTCCGACGTACAACAGGCGGCGGTCCTCGGCGTAGAGCCGGTAGACGGCTGTCTGCCCGAGGTGGTCGAGGTTGCTCATCGTTCGGGAAGATCCGGACGTTGCGGAAGTTGGGCACCTGGCTCCGAGAGATACCAACGCACGAGTTGGCGGATGACGCCAGATCGGTCGTGGCCGTTCGACAGCGCAGCCGGACCGAGCTTGGCCCAGAGGCTGGGTTCAAGCCGGATCGTCTTCGGTACCCGCGTCTCTTTGCTGTCGTCTTCCGCCACGAGCTCGGACTCTACGGCCTGTAGGGCGCTGAGCATGACACCTCCTAGCCAGGTCAGTTGCAGTATACCCCGGATCGCAATACGATAGCAATCGCTGCGCATGCTGATCGCATATGTAGTTGGCACGACACGAACTGGAGGTGACGGGTGGACGCTCCCCGCGCACGACGCCTGGTCACGAGATCGGCAGGCGCCTGATGCGTATCCGCACGATCAAGCCGGAGTTTTGGCGCAGCGACGACATCACCTCGCTGTCGAGGGAGGACCGGCTGCTGTTCATCGGCATCTGGTCGTACGTGGACGACAACGGGGTGGGCATCGACGACTACCGCCGGATCGCGGCTGACCTGTTCGCGTTCGAGGACGATCAGAAGGAGATCCGCGAGTTCGTTCGCGAGGGTCTCGCGACACTCTCGCGAAGGTTTCTGATCGCTCGGTACGAGTTGGAGGGGCGTTGCTACATCCACGTCACGAGCTGGCGCCGTCACCAGAAGGTGGACAAGCCCAACAAACCCCGCTACCCGGAACCGCCGGCGGACTACAAGCCTCCTACCAGCGGAAACGACGACGGTTCGCGAGAGTCTCGCGACACCTTCGCGACACCCTCCCCGTCTGTAGTTAGGAACAGAGGAACAGAGGAACAGAGGAACAACACCTCTTCGCGCTCCGCATCCGCGAAGCGCACCCCCGACGACCGCTTCGCGGAGTTCTACGCCGCCTACCCGCGCAAGAGAGACCCCCGCAAAGCCGAACAGGCCTACCGCGCCGCACTCAAACGCGGCGCCACCCCCGACCAACTGATCACCGCCGCAACGGCCTACGCCCGCAACGGCGGCGAAACCCAGTTCATGAAGTACCCCGCGTCGTGGCTCAACGCCGAGGCCTACCGCAACGAGCCCGAGCAAACCCGGCTGTCGCTCGTCTCTGCCGCCCCGGCCTCGTTCGAGGCCCTCCGTGACCTAGCCGACGGCCAAACCGCGTCACGGCTTCTCGGCGTCCCCTACGTGCCCACACCGCAGCAGCCCTCCGACACCACCCCCACCCGGGTCTACGACCGCGACCAGGCGCTGCGGTTCATCGACACCCACGCCGACGCCCTACGCGCCGCACTCGCCGAACGGAGACCCGCATGAGCCCCGAACGCGTCACCGAACGCGTCATGCTGGATCGGCTCCGCGCCCGCTACGGCACCGTCCACGGCAACGGACACCGCTGGGTCTTCGCCACCCACGTCCGCTCCGACGCCGGATTCGACGCCGCCCGCACCGCCGACGCGATCGCCATGGACCTCTGGCCCTCCAAAGGCCTCGAACTCCACGGCTTCGAAGTGAAGATCTCCCGCGCGGACTGGCTGCGGGAACTGGCCAAGCCCGACAAGTCCGTGCCCGTCGGCCGCTACTGCGACCGCTGGTGGCTGGTCGTCCCCGACCGGGCCATCGTGCGCCCCGGGGAACTGCCCGCCGACTGGGGGCTGATCGAGTGCCGCGAGCCGGCGCCAATCGCGGATGGTGCGCCACGCTACTTCGCCGGCCACAACGCCAAGGCTGCGACGCGGGCGATCCGTAACGCGCCCCGCCGTCCAGCCGAACCCGTGTCGCGGTCGTTCATGGCGGCACTGCTGCGGGCCACCATGAAAACCGCGCTCGCCGACGCGGAGCGGGTGGTGTGATGGACACCGCCGACGAGCTCGACCAACTGCACACCGACCCCGCCGAACTAGCGTTGATCGGGGCGGTCGCCAGCCACCCCGACGCCCTCGCCGCCGTCCTCGCCGACCTCCCCGGGAACCGGTTCTACCGCGTCGCCCGCGGCGTCGTCTGGGACGCCTGCCGCGCCCTCTCCGCAGCCTCCGAGCCGATCGACCCCGTCACCGTCGGACGGTGGCTCCTCGCCCACGACCAGTGGGACATGCGCACCCTCCACGGCGACGTCCGCCACGTCGTCCAGGTCGAAATGGTTCGCGGCACCTCGAGCCTGTCCGCGTCGCACGCCGTCCGGTACGCCGAGCAGATCAGCGAAGCCCACCGCCGCCGCGAACTCGTCGCGTTGGGCACCGGGATCCGGCAGTTGGCCATCCAACGCCCGGGGGAGGCGTCGGAGATCCTCGCCGAAATCCGGGCCCGGGTCGACGCCATCGACCAACCCGCCCGCCAAGATCACGGCCCCCTCGACTGGGACGCCATGATCGACGAGTTCGAACAAGCCCACCACCCGGCCGCAGACCGGGTCGGGATCCCGTCGCCGTGGTGGGAACTCGACCAACTGCTGGGCGGGCTGTTCGGCGGACGCGTGTACGTGTGGGGCGGCCGCCCCGGCACCGGGAAATCCACGGCGGCGCTGATCGTGGCCATGCACGCCGCCGCCGAATGCGGCCGGCAAGCCCTGGTCATCTCCAAGGAGATGCCCACCGTCGACGTGACCGGCCGGATCCTGGCCCGCGCCGCCGAAGTCCCCCTCACCGAGATCAACTCCCGGAGCCTGTCCGACCTGTCCAGAGCCCGGATCCGCCACTACCTCAAAACCGCCGGGCGGCCCCCGATCCACACCGACGACAAGCCCCGCACCTTGGGCGCGATCAAAACCCTGGCCCGCGCCCACAAGCACCGCCACGGCCTGGACGTGCTCGTCGTCGACTACGTGCAACTAGTCCGCACCGACACCCCCGCCCGGACCCGGGAGCAGGAAGTCGCCGAAGTGTCCATCCAGCTCAAAGCACTCGCCCTCGAACTGGACTGCGTCGTCTGCCTACCCGCCCAGCTCAACCGCGAATCCGGGAAACGCGCCGACCCCCGCCCCACCATGTCCGACCTACGCGACAGCGGCCAGCTCGAACAAGACGCCGACGCGATCATCCTGCTCCACCGCCCCACCAACCCCGACGGCACACCAACCGGCCGGATCCAGTTCATCGTCGACAAAAACCGGCACGGACCCACCGCCGAGATCAGCCTGCGTTGGCACGGCGGATACGGGGCCATCGCATGACCGACCACCATCTCCGCCTGCGGTTCGCCGAGGCCGACCCCTCGTCGGTCCGGTTCATCTGCACCTGCGGCGGGTGGGAACTACCCGTCCGGCCGCAGTCAGGGTCGCACTGCGAGGTCACCCCGCAGGCATCCAAAGACGCCCACCTCCTCTGGGCGACCCAGCACGTCGCACCCCCCGAAACCTGGGGGCCGGCATGAATCCCCTCACCGTCGCCGCCGCCGCGTTGCGCACCACCGACGTTCGCTACCCATGGATCGGGCCCACCGCGGACGAGGCCGAGGTTGCCGACCTGCTCGCCGAGCTTGCCGCCCTCCACGTCCAGGTCGGGCACCGCTGCAGCGGCTGCGCCGAAACCTGGCCCTGCAAAGGCGTGGCCTACGGCGAAGACCTCGCCGTGCAATGGCTCGGCCGCGCATCCGCCCGCGTCCTGGCACGGGCCGCCAAAGCCACCGGGAGAGCCGCATGACCGACCCAACCTGCGCCAGCTGCGGGCAACGCCTGCTCCTGGCAACGCCGGGCCGCACCCTCTGTGCCGCGTGCAAAGACCCGTTCGAACACGCCGGATGGGTCGGCGACGCCTACCGCCTCGACGCCCGCGACCCGGACCGCCTGGCTGATGTGCTGCCTGGGGTGGTGGAGGTGCTGGCCGAAACCTGCGCCACCCGCCGCGTCAACCACTGCCACACCAACGAGGGGACCGATCATGGCTGAACAGGACACGGCCGCAATGCTGGCCGAATTCCACGCCGCCCTCGGCCAGCCCTACGGCCACGGCGACATCACCGATGAAGACCTCACGGAACTTCGCAAGTCCCTGCACCGCGAGGAAAACCGCGAGCTCGTCAAAGCACTCGAAACCGGTGATCTGATCGGGGTGGCCCACGAGCTGGCCGATGTCGTGTACGTGGCCTACGGCACCGCCCACGTGCTCGGGATCCCCCTCGCCGGGGTCCTGGCCGAGGTGCACCGAGCCAATATGCAGAAGTTCGGCGAGGACGGGCGGCCAACGCTGCGGGCGGACGGGAAGGTGCAGAAGCCGCCGGGGTGGCGGCCCGCGAACGTCGCCGCCGTTTTGGGCGGCGAGTCATGACCGCCCCCACGTGGTGGACGGATTCGGGCTGGTCCACCGCCCACCTGTTGCGGGCGGACGGGGTGGGGGCGTTGACGGTGTGCGGGCGGGTCATGCGCCAACCCGTCGCCGCGGGGTTGGGGTTGCGGCGCTGCCACTACTGCGCCACATCGCCGGTGCCGGGCGCGAACGGCGATGCCGATTCCTCGCCTGTGGGCGGCCCGCCAAGCGACGAACGCCCGGATTCCGACCCACAGTGAGGGTGAAGATCAAAACCGCGTCATATTACGAAAACCCGTTGAACCCTCAACCACCCGAGGACACATGACCCCCACCAGCCGCCGCGAGTATGTCCCCCCACCGCCCAACACCCACGGCACCTGCGGAGCCACCTGGACCGGAACCCGCGCCGCCCACTGCTCCGGCTGCTGCAAGACGTTCTCCGGCGCCAGCCTGTTCGACCAACACCGGCGGGGCTACAGCGAACGCGGCCAATGCCTCGACCCGGCCGCCCTGGGCGCCGAGTTCCGCGACGGCATGTGGCGGGCCCCCGAGATGACCGAAGCCGAGAAACTCGCCCGCTTCGGCGATCGGGGCGCGACTTGAGCGACACGACGAAGATCGAATGGACAGACCACACATTCAACCCCTGGTGGGGATGCTCACGCGTAAGCCCGGCGTGCCGGTTTTGCTACGCCGACACCACCGCCACCCGGTGGGGCCACGAACTGTGGCGCCGTAAGGGCCCCCGGAAGATGATGTCCGACGCCTACTGGCGCACCCCGGCCAAGTGGAACCGTGCCGCCAAGGAGGCGGGGGTTCCGGCAAAGGTGTTCTGCGCCTCCATGGCCGACGTGTTCGAGCAACACCCCGTCCCAGAGGTCAACGCCCAACTCGACGCGGCACGCGCGCGGCTGTGGTCACTGATCGAGCAGACGCCCTGGCTGATCTGGCAGTTGCTCACGAAGCGGCCGGAGAACGTCGCCGCACTGGCTCCGTGGGGGCAGGCGTGGGGGCAGGCGTGGCCCGACAACGTGTGGCTTGGGACGTCGGTGGAGAACCAGCGGTGGGCCAACGAGCGGCTACCGATCTTGGCGGAGATCCCCGCCGCGGTCCGCTTCCTGTCGTGTGAACCCTTGCTAGGGCCCACCTACCTTGCGCTCACAGCGTGGGGTGAGCGGATCAACTGGTGCATCGTGGGCGGCGAGTCGGGGCACGGCGCTCGCAGGATGGAACTCGACTGGGCACGCCTGATCGTCGAGGAGTGCCAGCGGGCCGGAACCGCTGCGTTCGTCAAGCAGTTGGGGTCGGCGCACGGCCCGCACAAGGGCGGCGACATCTCCACCTGGCCCCCGGAGCTGCAGGTCCGCGAATACCCGCAGGTGGTGGCGGCGTGACCGCGTTGCTGTGGCTGGCCGTGGCTGTCCTGCTCGTCATCGCCGGGATCTTGCTGCTCCACCTCGCCGACCGCCACCCCAAACCGCCGACCGCACCACCCCCGCCGGCCGCGCCGGTGAACCGCAGCTACTGGACCTCACCCGACACCTGGTGCGACCCAGACTGCATCGAATGCGGCGGCGACGGCGCCCCCTGCTGCGAACCCCCGGACACACCCCACCCGGACCTGTTCACACCCGTGGTGCCGCCCGACCCGAAACCGACCACCCGCTGGGAGGACCAGCCATGACCCGGAACGGGATGCAAGGCGCCTGGACCCGGCCACCCCGCACCAGCCCCATCCCCGCTGCGATCCTCGCCGCCCTCCCCAAAGACGGCTCCACCATAACCCGCCGGGAACTGATCGCCGCCGTCCAAAAAACCTGCACCGCCGCCGCTATCACAATCGGGACACGCATCCACGAAATGGCGAACTCCCGGAGCTACGGAATCACCCGCGCCGGATACGGCCTCTACCAAGCCGCGGCTCCAGGGGAGGACCAGCCGTGAGCAGCCCCTCCGAGAAAGCCGCCGACCGCCAACGCCGCGCGAAAATCCGCCAACAACGCCGCAACCAACGCACCCTCATCGACGGCCGGCTCGTCCCCCCACTCCCCACCGAATTCCACGGCAAAACCGGCACCTACAACAACCACGCCTGCCGGTGTCAGCCCTGCACCGACGCCAACCGGCAACGCCAACGCGACGCCCGGGAACGCGAAAAACGGGTGTGGCAGTTGAAACGGGAACGGCTCCGACAACTCCGAAACGGATAACCATGACCACCATCGGGTTCACCGGCTCCCGACACGGCATCACACCCGTGCAAGACGCTGCGCTCTGGGACCAACTCACCAAACACCACACCGCCGGCGCCGCATTCCACCACGGAGACTGCGTCGGAGCCGACATCGCCGCCGCGAAAATAGCCCGACAAATCGGCTACCACGTCATCGCCCACCCCCCAACCAATCGAGCCATGCGCGCCCACCACCGCTCCGACGAAATCCGCCCCGAACTCCCATACCTGGATCGCAACCGGGCCATCATCGACGCATCCACCATCGTGGTCGCCTGCCCCGACGGGCCGGAAACACTGAGGTCAGGAACATGGTCGACGGTGCGGTACGCCCGCAGCACCGACCACCGCGTATTCGTGGTCATGCCCGACGGGAGCGTGACGGGATGACCGCTCCCGTCGGTGTCTCAGTACGCCTCACACTTCCCTACGACCGGCCCCCGAAAGCGCTCGTCGGGAACACCCGCGTGCACTGGCGGCAACGCTCCGCCGACACCAAACAAGTCCGGGCCGACGTGATGCGACTGGCCCAAGCCGCGAAACTGCACCAACTCAAAGCCAGGATCGAACACATCACCGTCGCCCTCACCTGGGCTCCAGGCGACCACCGCCGCCGCGACGCCGACAACCTTTGGCCGCTGCTCAAGGCATGCTGCGACGCCTTGGCCAAAGGCCGACGGGACTGGGTAGGGCTGGAACTCGTCCCTGACGACACGCCGCATTGGATGGACAAACGCGCCCCGGTGATCGCCCCGCCCCCAGATAAGGGCATGTGGCTGGACCTGTCCATCAGATTCGCCGAGGAGACCCCGTGATTCCCATGTTCCGTCGCTCCTCCCACTGCAAAGCCGGGACCTGTGTCGAAGTCGCCGCCACCCCCACCGTCGTCCTCGTCCGGGACCGGCACGGCACCACCCTCGGATTCACCCCACGCGAATGGACAGAATTTTTGGAAGGAGCCAAGAACGGGGAGTTCGATTTCGACGGGGTCGATGAACCCCCGTGATCCGGGTCGTCCTCGTCGCCATCCTGGTCATACCCCCCACCACGTTTATGGCATGGGCGATAACACCCGAATACGCCGCCCCCTGGGCAATCTTGTTCGGGCTGTACGTCGGCTACCTCGTTTACCTCATCCCCCGGAGAACCCCATGACCAACCCCGACCACCACGAACAACTCCGCCAAGCCATAGACGCCATCGGCCCCGCACTCGAAGCGTTCGCGGTCGCCCTCGACACCTTCGAAGGCCTCGTCAACCAGGCCAAACAGCGAGGCTGGGACGACCACCAAGCCCGTGACCTGGTCCTCAAAATGCTCGGGCAGGCGGGAGGGCAGCAGCCGTGACCCGCTATGCCTACGACTGCGAGTTCCTCGAGGACGGAAAAACCATCGAACTGATCTCCATCGGGATCGTCGCCGACGACGGACGAGACTACTACGCCGTCAACCGTGACGCCCCCTGGAAACGCATCAAAAAGCACGAGTGGCTAGTCGCCAACGTTGTCCCGTCTCTGCCGAAGCTGTACGGGGATGCTCGTCTGCATTACGCCCGCCGCGGACCACTAGGCCTCATCGACTGGTGGCACCCACACATGAAACGGCGCGATCGGATCGCCGGCGAAGTCCTTCGCTTCCTCCTCGCCGGAGAAACCACCCCCGAGCTGTGGGCCTACTACGGCGCCTACGACCACGTCGTCCTCTGCCAACTCTGGGGCGCCATGCCCGACCTACCCGACGGCCTGCCCATGTGGACCAACGATCTGCAGCAGGAGATCCCCCGCCTCGGTGGCGAGCCGCCCGCGCAACAGTCCGGTCATCACAACGCCCTGGACGACGCCCGCTGGGTAGACGCCTCACTCCGCTGGCTCGCGGGGGAGACGTCGTGACCCCACCCAAGGTGATAACCGCCGACGTTCCGCCCGAACGCATGAACCTCCCCGAACGGTCCCGTGCCAAAGCCGCCGCAGGCCGCGCCCGACGCCTCTACCCAGGCCCGCCCGGCGAAGTGTTGGCCCGGGAAATCGAAGCCTGGGAAGACACCGGCTGGCGGCTAGGGCACGGGCTGGTTGCGCAACTCATCAACCACATTTTCGAACAACCCGAAGCCGCCTAGCCGGGGTGTCCTGCCCCCAGCGTGTCGAGCGACAAAGGGCAGGACACCCCACCGCGGCAACCACCACAACCAGCGGGGGAGCGCAACCCAAGATCCTACGAGAGGGTTGCGCACCTTGAACGACAACCACCCAGACGACACCGGCTGCGGCGTGTGCGGAGCCGTCACCGGGGACGGGCTGTGGCTGTGCATCATCCACACCGACGCGCTCGAGCGTGACCTTCGCAGCGTGGAGGATCTGGTCCGGGAGCTCGACATCACCCTGACCCGGCAGGACCGGATGAACGCCGCGAACAGTGTCGGCCGGTCGGCGGAGAAGCCGCTGGTGTGGAATGAGAACGCCGCGGCGAAACGGTTCGAGTTGTGGGCGACGCTGAACGCGTGGGCGTTGGAGGCGTCGAAGTTGGGGGAGGATGACCGCGACCGGCTTGCCGCCGTCCCGGCTGAGGACACGCCGGGGGTGGCGGCGTGGTTGATACGGAACCTGCCCACCCTCCGCCGCCACCCCGAAGCGGGGACGGCGGTTGACGAGATCGGCGACGCCATCCACGGCGCCCGCCGCGCCATCGACCGCCCCGCAGCAGCCACCCGGTTTCGCGCCGGGCCGTGCCCAGAGTTGGTCACCACCGACCCCGCGGCGGACGACTACCGGCATTGTGATGGGGATGTGTGGGCGTTCATCCCCGTCGACCCCGACGAGTTGGCCTACCTCCGCTGCCAAGCCTGCGACAGCCGCTGGGACACCACCCAGTGGATGCGGATCGGGCAGCGCATGCTCGCCCGCATCGCCGAGCTCCGGCAGCGGGCCGCGTGAGGAACGGGGTGCTGGGGCTGCTTGTCACCCCGGCCGAAGCCTCGCAGCTGTTCAAGGTTCCGGTGGGGACGCTGCATCGGTGGGCGCATGAGGATCGTTGGCGGAAGTACGGGGGGCGCCGCACCCGCCACTGGTCCATGACGGAGGTTCAGGCCGGGTACGAGCGGAGGCGGGGACACACCATACAGGCAAGTTGACATTGACCAGGGGCGAAGGTATTTTCCGCCACGATCCACTTCCCTCACGATCAAAGCCCGGCGTCTCACAGAGACTGCCGGGCTTCGTCGTCTCCAGCCTCGGGGGCAGCGCAACTTTCCCCGAGGGATGTCGGCGGGGCGCGACCCCCACAGGCGGCACCCCCGTCGCCGCTGTGCGTGCGCGTCCGCCCCGCCGACCCCCAAGGAGAAACCCGTGCTGATCCTCGGTGTCTTGCTCATCGTCATCGGGTGGCTGCTCGGCATTGGCATCCTCGAGACGATCGGGATCATCCTCGCCGTGGTGGGCGCAGTCCTACTTGTGCTCGGCGCGGCAGGCCACGGTGTCGGCGGGCGTACCTGGTATTGACGGTGCGGTCTATCCGCGAGAAGCGCGCGGCTGTGAGGATCGTGCCCGGCAAGCCAGGCGCCCCGGAGAGCCTGCCCGGCACGACACGCGGATGATCCGGCCCGCCACCGCACCACCCCCCTTGGAGAGCCGTGTGCGGCCCAACGAAGCCCGCCGCTACACCATCGCCGGGGCTGTAGGCACCTACACGGTGCCCACCGTCGCGGCCATCGACAAACGCCTGGTCACGCTGCGGGGCCTGCTCTGTACCCACCCCAGCCCCGCCCGGGTGTGGGCAGATATTGACGCTCTCCTCGACTGGAGGAATGAGCTGATGGCCGAACGCGGCTCAACCACGTGACATCGAATCCGGCGGCCGCTCGTGACACTACGGCTAGTCGTAGGGGCTCACGCGGTTATGCTTCCAGTCTTTGCCCGGCCAAAACGTCAGCTCATGCGTGCTAGACGTCGGCTCGCGGCCCCACGTGATCACGTTGTCCGCCACCGTCAGCGCGTGGGCGTCGTCGTCGGCCTCGACGGTGACCTTCATGTACCGCGTCGTGTAGTACTCAACCGTGTACGTGCTCATGGTGTCCTCCTAGGTCTGGTCGGGCAACGCACCCCGCGCGTCATGAGTCCGCGTTCGGCCCGCGGCCCTGTCGAGCGACCGCCCGGACGAGCGCTCGTCCGGAGATCGGGCGCGTGCGGGAGATCAGGAGCACCCCGATGGGTGGTAGCACAACCTCAGTCCCTGGCCACTGCGTCGCGCGGCCTAGACGGGCGATGGTGGCACGTGTGGGGGCGTAGCGGCCGCGGGTTAGACGGCGCCAGGACAGGCGCCAGACTCCGATCTTCACTAGATTCGCCTTACTGTTGGGCAGAACGGAACTCGGCGGGTGACTGGCCCAGTAGCCACGCGGCCCTGCATCCGCTGTCGGTGTAGTGCGAACAGACGTACAGGTCGGTGCCGCGCCAACCTTGGTCGACGCGTGCGTACGTGCGTTGGGTGGGTGACTTGGCTCCGCACCATGAGCAGGGTTCGTAGTGGGTGCGGAAGACGCTGACCGGATTGCCGAGGCTCCGCGGGGTGTTGGGCGCTGTCGTCATGCCGCAAGTGTAGCACCAGCACGACAGTGATGCAACACCAGGGAGGGATGAGATGACCCCCGGGAAATGGTTGGACGCGTTCCTCGCCACCCCCGCCCGCATCGCCACCCTCACCACCATCGTCAAAGACATCGCGCAACGAACCGAAAGGATCGAAATGGTAGGCGACCAAAC